TGAAATTGGCTCCCCCTCGACGTTACGATCGTCGCTGTACCTTACAAGGGCCTCCTGGTTAACAGCCAAGCGCTCTACCACTGAGCTAAGGGGGATTTTGAAATTGGTCGGGTGAGTGGGTAACGCTCCCACATATACTCGGATCCAAACCGAGTTCGTTTACTTGTCCAGACACCACCCGAATAAAAATTGAATTGTAGGATGGTCGCGAGGTTTTACCCGAAACGCCACACCATCAGTCTTTCGGCCGCACACTAACATTGCTGTTCTACAAAAATGGAGGAGAGCTGCGGTCCTGCCCCGCACACCTCGTGAGAAGTGCGTGATGTTTAGCAAACATCCCTAGCGCCTCGTCTAGTTAACTCTCCATAAATTAATTACATCAAAGGTGTGCTGCTACGCCCAAGAAGAATCAAGCCTTACCATTTACGGGGTGCCCTTTTACTATCCGCAGTCAGACGATATCCAACGCATGAGCCAATATCTGACTCTGATACATCATGCATTATCACAGTCACCTTACTAGGCCGTTGATGTCGGAGACTCGTACTTCGCTTCACTCATTATAGATGGCTGCTTCTAAGCCAACTTCCTTTGTTGTAAATTGGTCGCCCATGCCGGACTTGCACCGACGAATACTTGTTCCCAAAACAAGTGCAATAGCTACTCTGCCAATGGACGTTTGAAATTGGTGCGCCATGTGAGAATCTAACTCACACTCCCGGATTGGAAGACCGGCGTGCTGACATAACACTTATGACGCGAAATTTTTCCTTTTACAAAACCTTCTGGTATTATTTCTGTTTTAATAATAGCTTTATTAATTAGGCCATTGTTAATCCAAACCCTACCTGAAAGTGACTTATTGCCCAAAAGCGAATTTTTATTGGCTTTTGATATTTTTTGTTTTGTTTCAAAACTTAGGTTTTTGCCTAGTTGTCCTGCAGACGCACGTTGTTTATGTTCTTCAGAACCAAATTTTGTTTTGTTTAAATACTTTTGTTTCCACTTATTGCGCCCTAAAACCCATCCTTCAGGTATAGGAAAATTTCTTGCAATTTTACGATTTTCTTTCGTATTTAAATTGCAAATCCACATTGTTCCAAATTGAGAATTTTTACTGCCTTTTTGCAAGCTTCTCATTCTTGTGCTTGCAAGCTTTGCACATTCTTTTCGTATCTCTTCATACATTCTACTATTGCGAATGTATGGTACACCGCGTTCTTCACATTTCATAGCCATCATATGACATGCATAAGCAGTCTGTGGTTTATGATAGATTTTATGGAGTAAAAGATGAGCAATCCAATGCTCTCTACCTGTCAATCTAACGAGATTAGATGGATCATCAGATCCACCAAGCGATCTCATCACGATGTGATGTTTTTCTGTGTAACCTTTTGCAGAATGCTGTTGTCGAAATGACACAAGATTTTCATATATTCGTAAATAGTTCATGCTAATATTTATAGCAAGAACGAACTTTTCGAACCTTACCGTCTCACTCTTCAGGCGAGCGCAATCTCCAGATTTGCTTCACAGGGTTTTGAAATAGATGGTTTTTGGGGCTACCCGGGCAACTTCACAATGATGTTACAAACCCATGTGCTAAAAAATGGTTTATACTCGGCTTTAAATTGGAAGCCTCACATTGCTAAACCCAACAATGTTACAAACCAATACTTTACTACACTGTCAGCTTTTGGCTTTACGTCGCATTCTGCGAACTCTTGGGCTGTTATGGTCATCCCTCGTCGTGAACCTTATTCGTTGTTTGTTTGATTACTATACCGTGTTTCCTATTTTAGGCAACTACAGTTTCAAACTTTCCTGCAGTTTCTTTTTTAGCAGGTCGAATAAAATTCATCCCGCTAGAGCTTCCTGTATCACACAAGACGCTCCAATAACTTCTTTGCGGAAGTCGTTGGTTTGTGTTATGTAATCTGTTGCTCATAGCGAATGTACAGTCTATTTATGGTTAGTTCAACTAGTTTCTACTATTTTTTTAATCTTTTTCCACTTCCCATGGGAAGCAGATCCATTTATGAGCTTCATGTACATGATAATGTGGCTTGATGACACTGGTGGGTTTCCAGTAAATGGTAGCAGTGTCCACTGGCTTGTGTGTCTTCTCATGAAAGAAATCCTGCAGCAGTTTCAAACTGTTGCCAGAATCACAAATGTCATCCACAATGAGCAGTCGCTTGTAAAAGCAGTTGGCATAAAATGCAGGATCAATGGCATAAAATTCTGCACGGTCTGTCTGCACTGTGTCTTCATATGTCTTGATGCCAATGACATGCAGTTTGCAATTGAACAAATGAGACAAAATGGTAGCAGGAACTGCTCCACCTCTCAAAACGCCAATGATGTAATCATATTGTTTGTTTTCATTTTTGAGTTGCGTGTATATGTTGGTGCAACTATCATGAATTTCCTGCCAAGATGCATAATGCTTGTTCATAGCTATAAATATATATGCAATATATGAATTTCAACAGCTTAGTTCAACGCATTCAAGAAGGCTCTTATTACGGCATCTCAACACAGCAACAAAATGCTGGAGGCAGACAAGTTGCTGACAATATTCATACTGCCAATCTTGGATTGGGTCTTACCAGTGGCAGCAGTGAGACCAACAGAGCATATACTCCTTCAGAGGCAGAAGAAAAGCCCAAGCCCATGAGTGTTCGAGAAGTCCTAGATGGCATTGAACACATCATTGAGCGCCGCATTGAAAACATCAAACAGAGTCAACCTGACATGACATTTGCCATTGGTCAGCTTGACTCTTTGTTGAGTGATATCAAATCAATGCATTAATCTTTGCGCACTTGCTTCATCAAGTACAATTCCAGTGCTTGAATCATTTGCAATGTACTGTCTGCAAACCATGATGTTGCAGCGCTGACAGCTGGCAACAACAACAGTTTCAAGTTGGTGCCATCACACAAAGATATAAATGGAATGTGTATCATTCCTACCCAGAAGCCTAGACACAAAGAACATCCAAACAAATCTTTGAAAAATTCATCTTCGTTGATCCAATGGTCTCTGTAATGCTTGAGGATTTTTGCATACTTGAGCAAAAATGTCAAGCCAATGCAACTAACCAAGTAGTAGCTCATTTTTGTTGTCCTCCAATGATTTGACTGCATCAGCAATGAGCTTGGCTTGACCATTTTTGATAGTCACTTTGTTGCCATCATCATCTTGGATTTCTACAGTCTCACTGTCTAATCTGGTTACTTGTGGGCAGTTGTTGCCACCGCAGCATAGTTTGTATGAGTCTTTGCCTTGTGGTTTGAGGTAGTATTGTGGATCGTTCATAAAATTATTTAGTTCAGCACAATAAAAAATCACGCATTATTCATTTGTTCTGCAGTCAGTGCTCTGAAACCAAAACTGTATCTGTTGCACTCTGCATACACACAATGCCACAAAAGGTCTTGACTATCCACATGAAACTCTCTGGCATTGATGCCTTGAGCATCCCAAGATGTAATCATTTGACTGTTGTCAGCATCATAGTATCTGAAGAAAGATTTGACATCTTGCTCAGCATATGCTATATAAATTCTCTTGCCTGGTGCATTAGAGTTGGTGTGCCATGACATGAAACCATAGTTGGCAGGATACACAAAAAATCCGCTGGACTTGATATACAAGTCTGGATACATTTGCTGCACAAATGGAACAAGTGCTTCATTGACACCCATTTGTTTGAAGTTGTACAAGTTGCGTTTTTCAGCAACAGCAATGTCAGTTTGATCTTGCATTTGTTGCTTCAAGTATTCTCTGCTGGTATACTCCTGTGAACGCTGCTTGAGCAGTTGCTGATCAACTGCATTGCTGTTGATGTTGTATTGTACAACTGCTGATTTGACAGCATTGACGGCACCTTGAATTGCTTGTTCAAATGCTGTTGCATCAACAAGCTGATGATATGGTATGTCTGTTACTTTCATTGAAATCTCTTGAGGAAGTACTTGGGCATTTTGTCTGCATTTTCCAATATGCTGTTCACAATGCATCCATCCAAAATGTATGTAGAGCAATGGTCATCTTTGGTTCTGACACCACGTCCAGTTGCTTGAATGACTGTAGTCAGCATTTTGTTGGCATACCATTGCGCATCAGCTTTGAACAGCTTCATGATGCGTTTGCTGTTGAGAGGCAAAAATGGAGCTTTAACAATGATCTGAAACCTTGCTAAATCATCTTTCAAGTCAACACCATGAGTCATGCTGGGACTCACAAGTACAGTATTGTAAGGGCTCTGCATGTGAGTATCCAAAATGGTTTGATTGTCTACTCCATCTTCACGAAACAAGAACCTGTTGCCCTTGAGATTTTCTCTCATGTAGTTGGTGATGTCCATGTTGTGTGTATGAATGATGCCCTTGTGGTCCTTGTGTTGTTCGCAAATCTGATCAATGATCTGTTTGAACGTTGGCATAAGCTTGAGCCAGTTGTCTCTGTTCATCTTGTACTTGCTCATGCAAAAAATAGGTGCTTTGCTGGCATCAAATGCACTGGGCAGTTCAATGTATTCATAGTCAGTAATGCCCAATGATTTAGCATAATTTGCAGGATCAATGATGGTTGCTGACATGAGCAATACTTTTTCAGCATTATGAAACAATGCATTGCTCAAATTGTCAACTTTGAGTGGCTGCACAATGATGCCTGTTTTGGTCTTTTCACAGATGTATTCTGCTTTGCCCCAATTTTCAATGGCTGTATTGATTTGCTCTTTGAGATTGCGAGCTTGTTGCAGCTTGGAGATGTCCATGGCTGTTGCTTTTTTGGCAACTTTGCTTTTGAGTTCTTCACACAACTCATGCAGCAATGTTGACATCTCACTCAAATATTGTTTAACCTTGATTAAATTATCAACATCCACAAAGTTATTGAATTTAGGCAGCAAGAATTTCAAGGTCTTGGCATTGACTTCAACTGAGAAATGTTTGACCAACTCATCTTCCAACTCAGCTGCTTCATCACAAATCAAATATTGTTTGCGTTTGACATGGTGCGGCAATGCCATGTACATGCTGTAGTTGAATGCAGCAAACTTGTTGGTGAGTGCTTGGTTGCGAGCTGTGTAATAAGGACATGCATTGTTGCGCCAGCAGTCTTGTTTGAGCTTGGGCATGTAAGTGCATGGCGCTACATCAACTGAGAAATTGCTGTCAACAGCACATACATAGTTGCTCTTGCCTTTGATGACTTTGGTGTCTTGAAACAGTTGTTGATATTGATCTTGCAACTGTTTGGTAATGGTCAATGCTGCAGCTCCAAATGCTGGCTCAGCCAAGCATTCATCTTCATAGACGTAACTGCCTGCTTCATTCTTGAATGCATCATATGATTCAATGAGACGTACAAACTCTGATGTTGGTTTGATACTAGCATTGGCAATGGTTTTACTAATGAAGCTTTTGCCACTGCCAGTGGGAGCACAGCAAATTACAAATTTATGTTTTTCAAATGCCTGCGTCAGTTGATCTAGTACTTGACGCTGTTCTGGTGTAGGAGTATAATTTTCAGGGAAATGCTCAACTAGTGATATCATTCCACATTATAGCTTAGGCTTGATTATTTTGCAATTAATTACTGCGTTAAAAAATCTGGTATTCTTTTTGCGTGTCAAAGTTTTGAGCTTCAACAACAAGTCATTGTTGTTGTTGGCCAGTGTATCCAATGTATAATCTAAATTTATACCATCTGCAGTTTTGTAAATGTTGAATGGAAACGGTACAATGAATTGCTTGATTTCATCTTTGTCTATTTGCAGCATCAAATGCAAATGAAAATCTTTGATGGCATACAAAATGAGTTTGCCTTTGCGAATTTGCTTGCCTTCCAATTCAAATGACAGGTTGTATTGCAGCATGCTGCTCAAAAGTTTATCTACATGTTCAATGATTATCATGAGTTAATGAAAGCTAATTTTTGAGTTGGAGTCATGGCCAGCAAATGTTCATTGAAGTACTTCCAAAATTCATCATTGGCAGGAATGGTTCTGATGATGATTGCTGAATCAGCATTGATGCATCTGTAGTCCTGCATAAAAATATCCCAAGTAATGACCAGATTTTTTTCTTTGGGATTGAACTTGGGCATCTGTCGTGCTGATTCATAATGCAGCACGATTTTGCCATTGGCACTGCGCAACAATTCTGCATTGTTGGTACACAACATGCGACGTGTTGCAGGAGAGCCTGCTTTGGGCTCTCTTCTGGTAAATTTTACCTCTGCAACATTGGCAAGAAGAATGCGTTGTAATTCATCACTGTTCATTGGTCAAGGGTTCACAGATGCCAAAGATGCGTTGCTCATTCAAGAAAATACCGTTCTTGACTTTGCCGTATCCATGCACTGCAATGTTGGAAACTGGAATGCCTTTGTCATTTGGAAAAACAACAACATCACCAACTTTGGCATACTTGACATTGGGTCCTGCCAAAACAACTTTGGCTTTGCGCCATGCTTTGGTTACAGCATTGACAGGCACAAAAATGCCATTGCGTAAAATTTCTTTACCATCAGCAGATACATCAACGTATTCTACCAGCATTACATCATCAATGATGAATCTGAGGCTGTAATCTTGCAACTCATTGCCAAAATCTCCTTGGCTGTGAGCTTGTAAGTCAATGAGGCTGCGGGATGTTTCTAGTTGGTCAATGTCTGCGGGCATGCAACTATTTACAGCATCAGTTTGCTTGTGCAACTGTTTATCATTGCATTAAACACCATAAATAAAACTATGCTACAACCATTTAAACCATTTAAACCATTTAAACCATTTGACCAACTCAAAGGTAAAGCAAAAGCAGAAGTTCTTGACAAAGTAATGACTACGTTGTATAGTACTCAAAATCAAGATGGTGTTGCACAGCTTGTTTTATATTACTACGAAGCTGACGCAGAAAATGGCGAATTCTTTCCAGCTGTTGACAATGTTGATTATCTAACTGAAATAATAAACAGCATCCTCTACATCATCAACAACCCCAACATAATGCCATTGATGCACAAGGCATTGTATAACCCTGGGCCTTCTGACTTTAAATTCACTGTTTAGTTTGTTGCAGTTGTTCAACTTGTTGTTGATACATTTTTATTTCTCTGATGCTGATGCACATGCTTTGTGCAGCCAATGCAGAATAGTCTTCTTTGGACTCTGCATCTGGTTTTTCTTTCTTGGTCTTTTTGATGTACTGAATGCGTTTGAATTTGCATTTTGGCATCAAATGATACAAGAAATCATATTGCTCTTGTTTGCTGTCAAACACTGTCCACCATTTGTTGATGGTATCATTGATGAGTTTAGCAACAGGAGCTGAATACATACTCAGCCATCTGTTGGTCATATAGAGATTGAACTCTCCCTCGTTGTCAAGGTTGAGTTCAATCTTCTTTTTATTGACCAGGATGGAACCTATGATGTCAAATATGTTCATGCAATGACCTTGGTCGTAGCCACAAAGATGCTGTCAGTCATTTGATGGAATGCATCAATGACTTTGTGCATGAATTCTTGAATCTGCACTTCTGTCAAATGAGTTGAGTATGCAAATCCAGGAGCTTTGTTGCCTGCATCAATGTTGATGCCTGTGTGACCCAATGCAGCGCCATTCTTGACATACGTGATACTAACAGAGCATTTGCCTTTGTTGTGCAACTGTCCATCACTACCTTCAAACTCATCCACCACCAGCAAGTCATCACCATTGACTTCAATGGGCTTTTTGATGATGTTGTACAGAATGTTGGCAATCTGAGTGTTGAGCAATCGTTGAAATGCTACTGCACCAAATGCTTCCAGGTTAGGAATCTCCCAACAGAAGTTGATTGCATCTTTGCTGTAGATGAAGTCATTGCTCAAGACATCTTCCAAGTCAATCATTCCATCTGCTTCTACAAGCATGGGTGCTCGGAATGCTACAATGTTGCCATGAGGCAATACTTTGTTGCGCAACAGCTTGTATGCAAATCTTGAGTGAATTAAATCACCTGTATAACATTCAATATCATCCCTTATTAGTAAGTTATAGTTCATATGTTATATATAAATTAACCTTCATAAAAATCAACTGTTAATCATAAATATAAAGAAATGAAACAGTTTTACATTTATTTGACTACCTGCCTTATTAACAAAAAGCAATATATTGGCTCTCATTATGGTTATACTAATGACAATTACTTAGGTTCAGGCACAGCATTAAAAGCAGCAATTAAAAAGTATGGCAATAGCAATTTTGTAAAGTTTGTTCTTGAAAATAATATTGATAAACGTAATGTATTTGACCGAGAGTTACATTGGATAAACAATTATAACGCTTTTCAGAGCAAAAATTTTTACAATATTTCAGATACCCCATCTGGCGGTTTTAGTTGGAGATATTCATCTAAATATTCAGAAAAACAACGTAAAAAAATCCTCAAGCGTTGGTGGCGAGGTATAAAACGGACGAGAAATCAAGCAACACTAAAAAGCAAAGAAACAAGAGATTGTTGGTCAGATAATTTTAAATCTAATATAAGTGCTAAGCTGAGCAAATACAGACGAGAATGGTGGTCAAATCTTACAGAGAATCAACGGTTTGACTTTATTAAAAATCGAACTGTTCGGTTAAAAATTAAATTACTCAAAACACCATCTATAAGAGAAAAGCAAACTATTGCACAAATAAGCCGATGGGCAAGTTATACTATTGAGGAGCGAGTAAAAATTAGCAATAATATTTCTAATGCAGTAAAAGGAAGAAGACATTCACAAATTTCAAAAAAAGAAATAAGCAAATCTCTCCTACAATACAATGAACATCTAACTGTCGAAAAACGTATAGAAATAGACAAAAAAAAGAGTATTGCAATGAGCAATACTCGATGGTGTAATAACGGTATTAAAAATGCTAGACTTGCATTTAATCATCCATTAATTTTAGATGGTACATACAAGCTTGGCAAACTTACTAATAGGTTATAATTCATATGTTATTATGATCTACATTTGAGATTTTTCAACCAATATTCTACCATTTCGTCAATCATTTCATCGAATGAAATGGTTTGTTTCCAACCAAGTTCTTTTTTTGCCAAGCTGCAATCACCTTTGAGAAAGTCCAACTCTTCTGGTCTCATGTATTTTTCATCTTGAACAATGTATTGCTGCCATGGCAAGTTGAGCTTGTTGAAGATGGTTTCAACCAAAGTTTGTACAGACCTGGTCTCCCCTGTTGAAATGACATAATCCTTAGGTGCATCTTGTTGCAACATTCTCCACATGGCATCTACGTAATCCTTGGCATGTCCCCAATCTCTGCAAGCTTGCATGTTGCCCAAATGCAATGCATCTTGCATTCCATAATGAATTTTGACTGCATTCATTGCAACTTTGTTGGTTACAAAGTTGATGCCGCGGCGAGGTGATTCATGATTGAACAGAATGCCAGATGCAATGTACATGTTGTATGCATTGCGATAATTGTTACACAAATTGAAGCCATACAGCTTGGAACAACCATATGGACTCACTGGTGTCATTTTTGTAGTCTCCCTTTGACATTTGTCAGCATCATAGTTGTTGCCAAACATTTCACTGGTTGCTGCAAAGTAAACTTTGGAATGCGGTGAGAATCTACGAACAGCTTCCAACACTGCCAATGTTCCGCCACAGTTGGTGTCCAATGTGTATTGCGGCAAATCAAATGAGATTTGAACATGTGATTGAGCTGCCAAGTGATAAATTTCATCTGGTTGAATGTCTTTGATGACACACTCAATGCTAATTGCATCAGTCAAATCTGCATAATGCAGCTTGATTTTGTTTTTTTCAAATATGTTTTGAATTCTAGTAGTTTGTGATTCAGGAACAGAGTTGCGTCTGATAGTTCCATGAACTGTATAACCTTTTTCCAAAAGTAGTTCTGCAAGATAAGATGCATCTTGTCCGTTGGCTCCAATGATTAATGCTGTCATCAATTTATGTATCCCTGCTCTGCAAGAAAACAACTGTAAGCATGTGCAATGCCTTGTTCAAGTGGTATATTTGCTGTCCATCCCATTTGGTTGAGCTTGGAACAATCCATGAGCTTGCGTGGTGTGCCATCTGGCTTGTAAGAGTCCCAAACAATTTCACCTGTATATTCAACAATGCGTGCAACCATTTGTGTCAATTGTTTGATAGAAACTTCTTGACCTGATCCTACATTGATGAGGTCAGGCATTTGTTCAATGCGGTGAGATAAGAACAAGCAAGCACTTGCCAAGTCATCTGAGTGCATGAACTCTCTCAATGGTGAACCAGTTCCCCAAGCAACAACATAAGGCTGAGCATTGACTTTTGCTTCATGAAATCTGCGAATCAATCCAGGCAATACATGGGAGTTTTCTGGATGATAGTTGTCATTAGGACCATACAAATTTGTAGGCATCAATGTTTTGTAATTGACACCATACTGCTTGCTATAAAATTGTGTCATTTTTAGTCCAGCAATCTTTGCAATTGCATATGCTTCATTTGTTGGTTCTAGTGTTGAAGTCAACAAGCACTCTTCTGTCAATGGTTGTGGTGCATGCTTGGGATAGATGCATGAACTTCCTAAGAACAGCAAATTTTTTACACCTGCTAAATATGAACCATGAATGCAATTGGTTGCAATGGCAATGTTCTCATAAATGAATTGGGCAGGGTATGCATTGTTGGCATGTATACCACCAACTTTGGCTGCTGCAATTATTACAAGGTCTGGTTTTGCTTGTTGTAAAAAATTGTATGTTTGCTGCTGATTACTCAAATCAACTTGCTGTCTTGTTTGAGTAATAATTTCATGTGCATCAGTAAAACGTCTTACCAATGCACTGCCAACTAATCCTTTGTGACCTGCTATAAAAACTTTCATCGTTGAATTTTTTCTTTGAGCGCAATATCTTGAAAGTAGTCTTCGAGATATTTAAAATTGTAATCAACATGTTGTATGTCAAAATTTAGATTTCTAAAATCACCTGCATCTTTAAATTTCAGTACATTTGGCATTGTTAATTCATCACAGTGATCCAGCATTTCATCTGTGTATTGCTGCACCATTATGCATCCTAGTTTTTGAGCTTCGTAAAACCTGAGATTGATAAAGTTACCAGTACCAAGTGGGTTGAGTATAAACTTGTAATCATTTACTAAATTTAAATACTCAGTATATGTCAGCTTTCTATCAGTTTTTAGAATGTTGATCTTGCAAACGTTGCTTATATCACGGAGAATAGCTTCTCTTGTTGGATAAAAACTATTGATTTGTCCAATGAATAGTATTTCGTTTTTCTTTTCTAGTTTAGGTTCTACAAGGAATGTGTTTCTTGACAACAGCTGTTTATTTACAATTGCTTTATTCAACAACTTTGCGTCATTGACATCTGATACTATTTGAACCATGTTGTTGATTTGTTCCAACTTTTTCTGATGATCTACATTCCATGGAAATGATGAGCTGAATATTTTTTCAAAATTAAACACTAAAACTTGTATGTTGTTCTTATTTAGTTGTGAAATAAATGCATCATTCTTCCATACACCTACACATGGAATATGGTGCTCATCTACAATAATTAATGTTGTAATTGTATCCAATTCCTCAACACAATTTACAGGTTTTAGAGGCTGAGCAAAGTAGTTTTGCAGAGCAAGTCTAAAATTTAGAAACAAGCTATGCCCCACTGTTTCTAAAGAATCATAGCATAGTATACCAATCACGGGATTATTTTTATACGTTTTTTGCATAGAATGAGTCACATGCAACTTTTGTAATAAATTTAAAACCATACTTACCTAAAAATTCATCAAACACATCTCTGCCATAGTTTGTTTCGACGCTTATTAATGTTACATCAACATTTAGTAAGTCTAAACCTTGTAAGATAGAGAGCTCTGCTCCTTCAGTATCTATAGAAAGGTAGTCAATTTTAGAAATATTTCTTGTGTTTAATATAGATTGAAGAGTAGTTACAGGTACTTGTATGTTTGTTGAAGTGCCACCGTAACGCAAATATTCTTTATCAACCCTTTCTCTATGCTGTGGATCATATTTATCTACTAATCCGCTAAGCATATTTGCTTCCCATGAGCCTTCAATGCACAAAAAATCAGCATTACCATCTTTATCAGCAACAGCAACATTAATACATTCTACATCTCTCGTTGCAACTAACTTATTAAACATAGTAGGATGAGGCTCAATGCATAATCCAGACCACCCTAAGTTTTTTTCTAAAAAGAGTGTATTGGACCAAGATTCACCGTCATTGGCTCCTATATCTACAAAAAATAATCCATGTTTGTCATTAAAAAAATCTCTAGTAAATTCTGGTGGTTGTTGATACTCTTTTGTCATATTATACTAGTTTACTTACCTTATTACTCTCGATATTCCACTATAATGTTTATAAATCAATAGATAATTTATAAAGTAGTAGGTTTTATTTTTGTAGAAGACACCAAGTTATAACTGGATTATCAATTTCATTCACGCCAGGTTGGCTGAGTTGTGTGTAATCAGACCACCCTGGATTGCGTGTCCAGAGTTTTACTAAATACTCTGCATTGCCCCACTGCCCCACTTCAAGAATTTTAAATCCTGTTTGATGAGCTATTGCTGCTAAGCCCATGGGCGTAAACCCAGTGTAAAAATGATATGGTTCACTGTGTGGTGCATTGCACGCTGGTACATTTATATACAAATAACCGTTATCAGCCATATGAGATTTTATGTTGGCTAAGCATTGGTGAGGATTATAGACATGTTCCAGGGTTTGATGCAAACAAACAAAATCAAAATCTTTCTTGGGCAAGTCTAATGTATGCAAATCAAATTTTTCTGGATTTGCATCAAAGTTAGCATCATAAATTGTTTTGATGCGGCCGTTTAGATATTCAACTTCTGGATCATCAACACCGTTAAAGATAAGCAAACTATCCACATTAAACTGATATTTTTCAATGTATCTTTCAAATTCAAGTAATGATATTACTCGTGGAAAGTCTTTGCCTTCCCATTTCCATTTTTTGTTGTTCTTATGCACTGGCAACCTCAAATATCTATTCTTATACTCTTCAGTATAATTTACTTTTATAAGCTCTTTGTAAATTTTTTCTATAGTATTGGATGGTATGTTTTTCATATTATTTACTTTCTAAAAATCAAATCAATTTCATGAGCTTGTTCAATATTTGCATTAGTTGTAACTACAAAGCCTTGTTGTTGCAGCCAGTGTTTTACATTGAGATATGTATTGTTAGTATTTTTATACAACTCTGTATTTGCCGCTACCTCACATCTGCCTGCCTTAACCAAATTAAAATATTCGCCAAAAGATAACATGCAATTAAAATCATTGCCTTGTGTATCTATATGCAAGTAATCCACACTACTAATTTTAAACAGTTTACAAAAATCATACATAGTTATAGTAGGCACATCATACCTATCTGTCATTTTGAAATCAGGTCGACCAGGCCATTTAGTATGAATATCATCTGCAAAATCATACAAACTACTACAACCCCAATCAGCTTGCCCTGCGATTTTAAAAGTCTTAAAGCTACACTCAACATCTACTGCAAACGGCATAACTCTGAGTCTATCATAATTTCTTGCAATCGGCCACAAATAGTTAATTAGTAATTCGTGCGTTGGTTCGAACGCATAAACTATTGCATCTTTATATTCTTCCAACAAGCGTACTGTATCAGTACCTCTATTTGCGCCCAATTCAATTATAGTTTTCACTCTTTGTGTGCTGTAAAAAGGTAGCAAGATCTTCAGGAGTACCTAACCCCCACATTTTATTAATATTGAACGATATTAATTTTTTATTGAGCAAAATTGCTTCATTGTATACCGGGCATACATAAAACTCATTATTGACTCTTATATTTTTGTTCATCATTCGTTCAGCACAGCTTACAAAGTCAGCACCATGTTTCCAAAAATAAATTCCTACCGTCGCTGTATTTGAAATTGGATTCTTTTCTGCTACTTCTGTTACAAAGCCTTCTTTATCAGTCTTTACGTACGACCATTTCGGGTGTGTAGATTCAAAAGTTAAGATACCACCATCAACGTTTTGTTCATGCATTTTGTATAGGAAATCTGTAGAATTCCATTCTACAAATTGATCTGAATTTGCAATTAGCATCGGATCTTCATTATTGAAGTAATCTTTAGCTAATAGGACAGTACAGGCTGCACCTTCTGTTATACCATCTGTTTCAACGATCTTACAGCCAGGTGTAATTAGACTCAATACAGAATCTAAATTATATTGAATTCTGTGTTTTTTTTGTACTATGTAAATATAGTTTGCATCAATGTTGAGATTTTCTACAACTGTCTGAATCATTGGCTTGCCGCAAACATCAATAAGAGGTTTTGGAAAAGTAAAACCAGCTTGTTCAAATCTTGATCCAGCGCCTGCCATAGGTATCACTATGTTCATTTTTTTATCAACCCATTTAGGTATGTTATGCATATTGTCATGTGATTTAATGCCTTTGATAATTTTTTCAACTGTGAGATCTTTTGAATTTTTAACTCTCAATACAGCGCATCCAGAACGGTGCGCGCCTAGTAGTCCTGGTGGTGAATCTTCTACAATTAACGTTTCGTCAGGCATAATGCCAAACGCTGCCATAGCCTTCCAATACATTTCAGGATGAGGCTTAGAGTAATTTACATCTTCATTTGATACAATAATGTCAAATAAATTAATAATTTCTAATTTTGTTAAAACCAATCTTGTAGTTTGCCTTATTGAGTTGGTACAACACGCAACCCTTATATTGTTAGCTTTGAGATATTCAAGTATAGCTTTAATCTGTATGCATGGCTGAATGCAGTTAAATTCCTTCAAAGTAAGTTTTTGTTTAGTATTCCATATTTTTTCATGCAATACCGGATCTAGATGCTTATTTTTAGATAGTAGTTGAAGTTTTTCATTTGTTTTAAGTCCATCATACAATCTCAGGTGTTCATCATATGAAATACAAAATTCAGCTCCAGCTATTTCTGCTATAGAATCATTTAATGTTGTAAAATGTATATGTTTACCATCTACTAACACACCATCCAAATCAAAGATCACCATTTTACATTTCATATATTTTTATTCGTTGTTAATTTTTATTTTAGCGTCTATTCTTTTTATGCGTGACGTGTCTAAGAAGGAACTGAGATGCTGTTTAAATACAACTTCCGGCCCGTAAAATTTGGTGATTTTTAAACATGGTTCATAAAAAGTATAGCACTCACACACCATATCCATTATTTTACTGCTTCCAAATGAAAATTGATCATTTATGCCGCCCCAATCGCTTTCCTGCGGTATGTATACACAATCTTCTACACAGCTGTGGAGATCTATAAAATTTATTATCTCACTATCAAATCTAATTCTAAAAACAATATCATACAAGAATCCATTGTCTCTTTCATATTCTGATTTTAATCTGCATGCTTCTCTTATACTGTAAAACATAGAGAGCTGTGCAACACTATTACTACCTTGTATATCATCTATTAATTCATGATATTTTTTATTCTCACACACAAAATTATTCAATCTAGTAGAGAAGTTTTGTATTACAAATTTTTTAGTATTGTATGCATCAACTATGTTTTTACACTCCACGTTTGCAATATCAGTGTATTTGTTATAGCTATAAGCTGTATTTTCATTTATCTCATCACTATGTTCAATTTTCCACATGTGAATAAATACATCTGCATTTGGCAAGAATTGCTTTATTGAGATCATACTCTTTTCCCAATATTTGGGTATACCGGATAAACATACAGCTATTTTCATGCTTTTATTTTGTGATTCCAAAATTTAATATTTAATTCATTTATATCTACGTTATCTTGCGTAGTAATTTTAGATTTCAAGAATGGTATTGTCACTTCCTCCCAAGAGTCAACCCACAATATTGGAAGATGTTTAAATTGAGAAAATGCAACATTATTTTTAACTATAGGTACTGCATTGAGATACAGACATTCCCATATGCGGTGACAGTCTACACCGTTGCCAGGCGGTGAGATGATAAACACACTTTTGGATATTGTTCTCCAGTATTGTTCATTTGATGTGTGCATACTCTTTGGGATACCATTATGTGTTGTAGCGAGATCACACAAACTACGCTCTGCAAGATTTGTATTGCAATCAAAGTTTTTATATACCAAGAACTCTTTCTTATTTTGTTCTCTGTTGATTGTATCAATTAACTCAACATTGCCATGTGGCCATTGACTATTGGCAAGACCTATAGGAATTGAATGCAATTTAGGATGAGCAATATACATGTTTTGTGTATACCATTTTTTTACTTTTGGTGAGTCTAAAAACGTTTTATGATGCTCATTTATACCCAAATCAGAATTGTGTGAAATAAACACATACTCATTCTTGAGAAGTGGAAATATTTTATCAAAGAATTTATCCAATGTCCATGTATTAACAAATATTGTTTTAGCATTTTGAACAAAGTCAGGAATCTCTACTACATTCTCATCATAGTAAAACACTGTATAGTTGTTATTGATTTGTTGTTGTATTACAAAATCACATTCACTCTCTCCATTGCCTCTGCCAATGGGTATCACACTCACGTCTGCAAGTGCTTGGAATTTTTCACCAGATATATAATTTTTTAGTTCCATAATGAGTGCCAAAGATGTGTGCAAATTGTCTGCGGTGTTGTATATTTTGATGCTTCTGAACCATGTATTTTATCAACATCAAAGTTTGGAAATGGGTAAAAATATTCAACAGGCAAGGGCAATAATTTTAATTCTGTGTGTGCATGTTTAAAGAATTTGCGTGTGAAAAAATATGGCCCAGTTGTATCTATTATATCCATACCTGACTTCCATCTCAATTTTTCAATTTCATTGAGCTCAACTATGAGTTTGTTGCCTGGTGTTGAGCCTATCAACCCATTGAATATTTCAGGAAATTTGCTGTACGCAAGACCTGCGAACAGCTCAGCAGAAAGCAAACTATCAAATGATTTGTGGCAGTAAAAATCTGTATCCAAATAAATGCCGCCCATTTTTTCTAAAATAGCATATCTTAAAATATCAGACCGTTGTCCAAAGTTGGGTGTAGAATAAAATAGCTCTTTATTTTTAAAATCAAAAGACTCAACATCCTTATCAGTCCAGAGCATGTGTTTGTAGTCTGCATTGCAATGCTTGACTGTGTCTATGAGCGAACTCAATTGATCTGGCAGTGGACTACCTAACCAAATTTGATGAATAATCTTTGGAATAATGTGTGGTGATTGATGATCAAAAAAACTTGTATAGAGGTTTTCCAACACACTCCATTTTTCTGGATAATCTTTGTTTTTGTAATTGCTGCTTAGTTGCATACCATCAGCAAAAGAAATTATATTGTTCATATTAAAGTATTAAATTTATACAATCATCATTATCATTTTTCCACATGCCACTTGCATCAGGAAATAATATCATTTTGTGATTGCCAAGAAATGCAGGCCACCATGAAAAGGATGAATGTGATACTGCAATGTTTTCGCTATAAAGAAGTGTATTGAAATCTTGCATGCCTCTATCATCTGCACAGTGCGTAAATTTATCTACATACCCCTCTGTATTGACTTTGCAGCCTAATTTGGTCAACTCTGCAACTGTGCTGCAATATGAATTGTCAGTCACAATGATAGTATCACTGCAGCTAAAACCACTTCTTTCAATCAAATTCAAATATTCTTTCAAACCCAGAAAACAACCTATCTGAACGTAGTCTGTCTCTCTTATATGCATCACCAGTTTGCCTTTATTGATAACAGGTAAATCTTTTATGTTGAAGAGTTCTTTCAATTCATCTTTATGATGAACATAATATTCAGATCGTTGTACAAAGCTATCTACAATTATGTTTTCATCAGCATCAATTAGATACTTCAAATTTACTTTTTGATTCCCTAGTTGTCTAGTATTAATTGCAGGAGATTCAGGATTTTTAACCAAGCGTGGTATATTAAAATTTGGAAGCTCCTCATGATAGAACTTGCATCCTCTTGCTTTGGCTAAAAGATATCCAAATGCATATTGAAACATTCTGTTGCCCATTCTGCCTGCTGGGTCAAACTTTACATAAACATCTCCTTTCACCAATAACAAGCTCCTTCTACTTTATCTATGCGTTTCGGTGTTTCGTGTGTCAGTGGTTTGGTCCAATGCTCATTGAAAAACGGTTGGAAATCTTTGTTCTCTTCCCACCTGTTGCCTTTGATGCCAAAGAGTATCTGTGTAGGACCTCCTAAATGTATACCACTCTTGCCCATCTTTTTGCATTCAATAGCAAATAATAACCCTGTGTGACCTGTGCCAAATATGCCAATGTCAAAATCAGTATTGTGTATTGCATCTGCAAATTTATTGTAAATTTCTGTGGATGTACTATAATTTGCATTTTCAGTTATAGTAATTGATGTAGGATACTTGATGGTCTTGAGTTTAAAATTGGGCGTAATTTTATTATTCCAAATTTGTTGCAATTTACTAAAATTATGATTGATTGAATCAGCAAATGGTGATACAACAAGCACAGTCTTGTCTTCAAGATAGTTGGTCCAAGGAGCATCAAAAAAGTATGGTTCAAGATGCTGCAACTTTGTAATGTAAGTTTTAGGGCAATGCTGCTGAAAGATAAATGATTCAAAATCTGGAATAACTCTATTCCAAGCAGGCATCAAATCTACATGGTGAATATTCTTTAAAAAAGATTCACCAAACCAATCAAGTGATGCATCATTAAAAGGATACAGTCCTGCAACATCTTCAACTTCTTTTGCAAATTGAATTCCCCATGGGTTACTTTTTTTGAGATAACAATACAGTAACTGCAACTCATTGCCACCTATTTTGCCTGCACAAAATGGTTTATTGTGTTTGAGGTGATGTGAGATAAAATTGTTACCATCAATTATCATTGAGATAATTTATAACAGTATTGGTATTACTCCACCATATATTGGGTCCCAGCAACTTACTTACATGAACAGTTCCCTTGTTTTGTTGGATTTCTCTCCATCTATCTGTTAGACCTTCATAATTTCTATAATATTTTTCTTTGAAAGTTACATCAATTTCAAAATAATAGGCGTAATGATTGAATCTCTGTATCAACAAATACCCCGGACCATTTTTTCCAATCAACTCAGGTGGCTCATGTGATTTAAAGGCTTCACCTTGCCATCTCCAAAGTCGTCTGTATGGAGTTGTTTTGCCTTCACCCCAATCACCAAATACTTGTTGATTGGGACCTACAAAATAATTACATAGAAAGCATCCTGTTTTGCCACCCAGTTTTACCAAGTCATGCTCTGCTTGCGTCAATTGATCTGTATTCCACTGCTCATCAATATCTATTTGCCACAAAAAGCATTCAGTGCAATGCTCTTTGATTGCATTTATAGCTGCATTTACTTGATCATCTTTACTTACCCATGCTTGGTTGACATTGGGTCTCACAACTATAACATTTTCTCTTGCATTTGCATCCAAGAACTCAGTAGTGCCATCATTTGATAAGTAATTGTTGTGAAATGAGTTGTCCAATGTATTGCACCAAGATGTAGATCCACCTGGCAATGAAACACCTTCCACTATTACCCACAAGTCAAAATTCTTAGAGACAAAGTCATAATAATTGTTGTGCTGAAGATGTTTTATGCCGTTTAAAATAATAGTAAATGCTACTCTTTTCATTTTATTTGCCATACATTTTTAAATGTTGGGGTGGGTTGGTTTGGCTTTGTGATTAGTATTTTTTTGTTGTGTAGATTTAGCTGCTCAACTAAATTAGCCATTGCACTATCAACAAGTACTATAGCTGATGCATGTTTGAGAATTTTTATCCAATCAAAAATATTGTGATTTTCATTTAATTCAACAATTTGTTTGTCAGTTTCTATTTGGATAGGCATTTTGCCTTTTGAATGGTTTAGTCCTACTACAACGTATCTTTCAGATTTTACATACTCTCTGAACAATGCATCTATCTTTTCTTCATTCCATTTTACATACAATTTCCATTTTTCAGAGAACGGCACTGCGCATTTTCTGTACTTGAATTGGTCAAATTTTTCTTCTCCGAAACCATCTCCAAGCGATACATATTCATCTGTGCAATCAGAATCTGGAAAAGTAGCAGCTATATCAAATATTTTTATGCCATCTATCTTGGTCAAAATACTCTTTGCTTCTTTTACACATTTGTAGACATTGGAATCAACAGGAACAAATTTAACATAATCAATGCGATCTGTCAACATTGCAGCAAGATATTCAAATACTGGCCACACAACTGTATAACCTTGATCACTGTAGTATTTTGCAATGGGCAAGCATATGATGATATCACCTAATCTGCCTGGTTGTATAATGCCTATTGTCTTTTTCATAACAAATTTTTGCGTTTAAATACAGCAAATCCATTACGCAGCTGCTTGTTGCCAGCTATTGCTTCCCAATCAGCATTATTTTGCAACTCAAAAGCAACTTGTCTTGTTTTGTAAGCATTGTAGTAATCATCCAAAAAAAGGAAATTTACTCTGTCTTTTAATAGTACATATTCACTGTATCCATTAAATTCACCTCCATCAATCAATGCTCCTTGGTAAAAATCATCTTTTTTATCAACCAAATATCCTGTATTTACTTGTTTTAAATTTGATACATCTTCGTCAAACCAACTGCGTACCAAGCTTTTTTTTGCTTCTTCACCGAAACCATCATCTTTGGGTATACCATTGTAAGGCGAATTCCAAATTGTATCAAAATCATTGCACAATAAATCATCATAACTTATTGACGATTGATTATAGCATTCAATCCAGTTGTAACTAGCTGTATTTAGCAGCAAGTCTTTGAATTTATCTTTATTGACTTCCAAACATACCAATGATTTGTGACCTTGCAAGTCTTTCATGCCTTCATAAAAGCATGCTGTAGATCCTGTGCCATCCCAAGATCCTATTTCCAAAACAGTATTGATGTGATATTTTTTTGTGATGTCTATTATGGCTTTGCCAAACAGATCATTTTGTGTAATTTCACCCATGTTATATTACACCTCCTTTGGTATCAACAACACTCCAATTTGGTTGAATTTGCAAATAATTGCTCAAAAGCTTGACATCTTTTATTCTTTCATCAACAAGATCAAACCATAGTTTGTCACTGATTTTATTAACATCTGCTTCTGCCATTCTGACAGCAGTTTTGTCATGATTTGATTTGCCTAACACCCAATGTCTGTGCTCAATCATGATATCTCCCCTGTATTTTAATCTGCCAAAAGCATTAAAAACTTGGTGCAACCATTGATCAACCCAGTTAATTTTAAATTCTTCCCGCATAAATCGGCCCAGTACTTCCCTATACATTCTATGACAGAAAAGATTTACTGCTAATTTACTGCCATGACAATCATCATTGCAGTGAACAGCTTGTATGTTATCTGATGGCGCATTTTTGAATTCATTGATTAGTTTTTCATCCCAATCTGGTGTAGTGAACACCATGTCGTCACCAATCATAGAAATAATTTCTTCTGTAGATGAATCTACCAAAATATTCCAAAGTTTACCTAACCCCAAAAACTTACCTTCATTTTCAATTTCTATAACTCGTAAACAAGGTATTGCGTTTGATACACGTTTGATAACGTCAAGAGTAGGATCATCTTTATCAACACCAAAATATACAGTGATGTTGTTGATATCACTAACAGTTGTAAGTATTGAGAATAAGAGAGTTAGTCTCTTATTCATTCTTTCTCTAGATGGAACAAGTATTGCAATTTTCATATTATAAATCACCTCCATGTCTATATGGTAAATCGCTAAAAATTTTAATCTGTTTTGGATCCAATATATTTCTCATTCCTTGATATTTTATAGGTGCATCTCCCCATCTTTTGATGTAGATGTTGCCTGTCTTTTCAATGAAGTTGTAAAAATCCATATATTGACTTGCTTTTATCCATTCAACATCGACGAGATCAAAGTGTGTTTGAAACATTCCATTGTATGGTATATCACTCCTATATTTTTCTTTGAAGAAATCTTTAGACGCATCTGCAAGACCTTCTACAACATAATCCATATCCTTTTCTTCACCTACAGTTCCATAATAAGCTTTGCTTTTATGCATTTCTTCAAAGATATCGTATGAAACATTGCCTGTAAAATATGAATCACAGTCAATTCTGAGCAAGTATTTTACATTACTAAAAAAGTCATGCTTGTAGATATCACCTGAAAAAAGTCGGCACATATGCCGATATCCCATTGAAAAAAATGCATTTTCATCCCAATGACCTTTGAAACGTTCAGGAATTTTATTTCGGATATCATCCGAATAATTTGGAATTTCAAAATTTATATTATAAAAATAATGATTTTTCGGAGCATACTCACGAATGGAATTTTTAGTGTCCTCATCTAAATTTTCATGACCAAATACAACAGGATATGGATATTTTTTTAAGAAGTTTTCATGCAGACACTGAAGGCTGCTCTTCAACCGTTGCAGGTGAATTTGATTATTGTTTACAAGGTAAAATATACAAGATTTGTGTATCATTTTGTTTTTAGATTTTTAATAATGTTGATGACTTCTTGTTTCGATACAAGTGGTGGTTGGTTAGGATAATGTCCGTGCTTGTTTTTGTAAATCTCTCTACCTTCATACACGTTTTTATGCCATTGGTCTGCTTTGTTGGCAATGGATGAATTATCAATGGCACCTGGTGCTTCAGTCAAGTAGTCTTCACTATTTGCAATGTCAGCAAACCACCAAAACGGAGGATGCATGCCTGCTTTGATTATTCTGTATGTATGATCTACATGCTCCCATGCATTATAGTAATCTTCATCAATGTAGCCTGCTGTTTCAATTGCAGCTCTAGTAAAGAAAGAAAACATTGCTACTGTGTGCTCATACAGTGCAACCTTGATGTCTTTATAGTCTACGATGAGCTTGGGGTTGGGTTCTGAGTGCTGGTCAAGCAAATGTCTGTTATGCAGGTCAAACTCAATGTTTTGTTTTCTGTTGAATGGTGAACCTGGTCCATAGTTAAAATGATGTATGCCAGATGCTTTGTACGCAGCAATGTATGTATCAAAGACATCTGCTCTCTTGATAATCATATCATCTTCAATCAAGAAAAGATAATCACAACCTTTGTCAAAAAGATGTTTGAGTGCTTTATTTTTGGACTTACCAACTCCCAAATTCACTTCGTTTTGAATTTCTGTGCCTCTGATCAAATTAAATGGCAGTGGATTACCATCATTGATTACTACGATTTCATCAACATTATCAGGCAATGAGTTGAAACATTGTCTGAAAAAATCTGGTCTGTTGCATGTAATAATTCCTACACCTATTTTCATTGTTACACCATCATTTACATAAATAATTTGAAATGGCAACCAACAACAATCTCATTCCCATCAACATCAAAGACTTGCCCAAGTTGGATATTCTCTCTAATTCAGATTTGATTCCCATTGAAACTGTTGAAGGCACAGCTACTATTCTCTATAGAGACTTTATCATTGATGAAGATCATATTACATTTGCAGCAACATTGAGCGCCAGTGTTACAAGTGCTATCAACTTGTCTGCTGCCATTGATACAACCAACGCAACTGTTAAAACTGTTTCTGCTTCTCTATACAGTTCCATCACTGCATTGTCAAGTTCAAGCTTTGCATACAGCAACACACTCTCCAGCAGCATTGTTTCACTCAATGCAACTGTAACCGCTCTTTCGGCTAATGTTAATACATTGAGTTTATCTGCTGCAACTAATGCTAGCAACATTGTTTCACTATCATCTGCGGTCAGTAGTCTCAGATCAACTATTATAGCTGTAACAGGCTCTCAACCTGTTCACTATGTTAATACAAATGCATCCCTTTCATCTGGCAGTGGACTAACATCTATATTTGGTGATACAGGTGTATTACTAGCTAACAGTTCTTTTTATAGACTGCAGTGCAGTTTGATTTATTTTAAAAACTTAGCTGGTGCAGTAACATTCTCAATAAGTAGTTCAAATACTATTACAAGATTAACTGGAAAGATTATACACAGTAGATTTACTGATTCAGATACACTGTACGGATCAACCTCAGGTGCTACCATCGATGGTGGCACTGTTTCAACATTCAGCTTTCCAGCAACATATGCATTGAATGCATATGAACATCAATTTGCGGATATTGATGTCGTAATACAGACTAACTTATCATCATCAGTGATATTAAATGTTAATGCAAGTGTAGGGAGTATTTCTCCAACAGTTGGTAGTCGCTACACTGCAACCAAACTCAATTAACCGACAAAAATATTGCCGGTCTCATCAAGCAGTGCTGATTTTTGCTGCTTGATGAGTTGTTCCAACTGATTTGCACCTTCTGGTGTTGTTAGCTGGCTCATGAATTGCTCATCTGGTTCCACTACAGTTCCCTGCAAATCAACATAGTCTGCAATTTGCATGATGCGGTTTTCCCTTGTTCCAGAAATTGAGATGATGGGAGGTCTGTCTCCTTTGAGAAACAAGGAGAAGTCTACATTATATAGGTTCTGCGTATAGATCTCCTTGAACAATGCATCTACTTCTTTGATGTATTCCAAGTCTGTATCACGCAAGTCATCTGGTGCAATTGCAATGGATTCAGAATATGGAATCCAGAAGATGATGTCAATGTGTTTCATGCTTTGTTGCATCTTTTTGATGCTATCTGCAATGAAACTATCTGTCACAACTTTGTTGTCTTTGCTGTTCATCCACATGGAATAAACTAAATTATCCAAGGGACAACGATCCATGATGATATTGTCATCTTTGCTAGTTTCACTCAGTTGTTTGACCATGAAATCCAAGATGCATTGCTGAGTGTGTTGTGTTGTTTTGCTGCTATGCTGCAAGTTGTTTTCAACCAATACATCTCTATAACTCTTGGACGGAGTTTTATACATGGGCCAGACAGCAAGAAAATCCTTGATGAGGGTTGTCTTGCCCTGGCTTGCTGTGCCAGATACTGCTAATCTCATTTGAGGATTTCTTTGACTTTTTCGTTGGCTGCAGCGTAAATTTTGCCGGTGAGTTTGTTGAGTTCATTATTAGCAGCTTCCAATCCAGAAGTTTTGCCAATGTTGATGAGATGCTCAAGGTTGAATCGCGCACCAACTGATTCTTTCTTATCGCCGCGTGATACATTGACTGTGATCTCTACAATGCGAGGATCAGCTGCTTCAGTTTCGGTTTCTGTATTAGGATTTTTTGCCATATGCTGTATTTACTTGCTCTTGTTCTTGTTGCAACTCATCAGATGTTTTATTTGCAGTGTTTTGAGAGAAAAACATACCAAACTTCTTGATGCACATGATGACCAATTGAATATCTCTCAAAGTTTCTTTGGTCATATCCAATGTTTTGATGGCTTGTTGTGGAGTCAACCATGCATGTTTTTCATGTTCATTGCTGAGTTTAACATTGCCTCTGGGTGCTTTGCACAAAAACAATTTGAAATTGTGCTGAGTGCTGATGCACACATAATGATTGATGTGTATGCCTGTTTCTTCATACACTTCTCTCATCATGCCTTGTTGAAAGTTTTCACCTTTGACCAAATGACCACCTGGCAAATGCCATTTGCTTTTGTTTGATGGTTTCAACAACAAAATCTTATCTTTGTGAACAACAATTGCTTTGCTCACTGCATTAGTATCTTTCATGTTGTTATTTAGTAAAACATTACACACGCAAAGCTAGATCCCAGACCAGCAAATGCAGCCGCGGACTAAAATTGACATTCATTGCTTTAGCATACTCAGCAACTGCAGGAGCTCGTTCAATGTGCTCTTGACGTGAACCACAACAAGGCATAAACCAAATTCTGTTGGTATCAACATTGATACCTTTGTCATCTTCCACATATTTGCGCCAAATTTCTTCAATGTCTTTGTCACTGTTGATAACAAACTTGAAACCACTGTAATGTCGAGAATGCCAGCGCAACACTTCTGCAACATAAGTCTTGCTCTCTGCATCTCCATTGGTTGTCAGTTTAGGTGAAGTTGTAAAGCTAGCATTGAAATCTTCTACCCATCTTTCATCTGGCAGCAATGTCGCATTGGTTTCAAAATCAATCTTGGGATGCATGCCTAGTTGTTGTACCAGATACTCAGTAAACTTGAGCAATTGCTTTTGCTGAATCATGGGTTCACCACCTGTAAATTTGAGAATAGCACCACTCTTTAGTTTATCTGCAAACTTTTGTTTAACAAAGAACTCATTCCATATACTTTCAAATGTCATCTTGTTCTTTACAGACCATGAAACATATGAATCACAACCGTGAGGAGCGCTTTCTGAAGCAAAGCCTTTGCAAGTGAGATTGCACATGGACATTCTCATAAAAACAGATGGTTGACCAATGTATTCACCTTCTCCTTCAATAGTATAGAAGAGTTTATCATCAGATAAAAAGATGGTTTCTTGTGCAGGATCAAAATCAAGATTATTCATATTACACTATTATAACGTAATTCACTGATGTTTCAACTATTAAAATACGAACATATGACTAAATACACATGACATATGAGCAAAAAACGCCGGCTTCGACGCAGTTTAGAAGAGTTGGACGACCTGGATGAAGTTCTACATCCCTCAGAGAATGCATCTACAAATGCAAAAGGTGGTCTGGGTATACGCAACAAATATACGCTCAATCAAGTACACCAAACATTTTTAGATTTGTGTGTATACAACAAGACAAAAATGGTGTTTGTTGATGGCAGTGCTGGTACTGCTAAGACATACATTGCTGTTTTAGCAGGTCTCACATTGTTGCAAGCCAAACAAGTCAAACAAATTGTCTACATTCGCAGCATTGTTGAATCTGCTACTAAGAGCATTGGTGCACTGCCAGGTGAAGTGGATGAAAAATTCAAGCCATGGAGTTTGCCTATGTTGGATAAACTGCATGAATTGGTAGCACCAACTGTTGCTTCTTCACTAATAGAAGAAGGTCTCATCAAATGTATTCCTGTAAACTTTGTCAGAGGCCTAACATTTCATGACTCTCTGGTAATCATTGATGAGGCTCAAAATCTTACCAAGAGTGAAATTGTCACTATTTTGACCAGATTTGGTCACAACTCACGATATGTAGTCATTGGCGATACACAACAGAGCGACATTGGAAACAAATCTGGCTTTCCAGACATCGTCCGTTGTTTTGACGATGAGGAAAGCCAGAATAATAACATTCATGTTTGCAAGTTTGGTGAAAATGAGATTGTGCGTTCACAGATTCTCAAATTCATCGTACGCAAACTGGGTTGTTAGCCCCAAGTTGTACCTGCAAACCAATTGCCTTTGCCGCTGGTAACAGTATTACCTACTGGTGCAGGCGTTGGTACTCGTTGCGGTGCTGCAACTGGCGCAAGACCCAGTGGTGGCGCTGTTTGTTCTACTGCAAGTAAAGGTTCAGCAGGAGCATCTGATGCAACTACAAGTGGCAATTGCACAGCTGCTGGTTTGTAAACGACAGAATTGTCTTGATGTTCAAATACTTCTACCTGCTCAACCCAGCATCGATCACCATATTTCTCTTTAAGAAATTCTGATGCTGCATTGAAGCAGAATTCTGCTGCACGTTCAATGCCAACACCTGTATCAAATACACGCAATGCAACAGCATCAAGTTGCTGCAGTTGTTTGAAGATGTACAAGCATGGATCATCTGCAGCAACACATAATGTATGATCAAATGTGTCTTGCAATTTTGCTTTGAGCTCTTTGAGACTTCCAAAATCTACTGCCCAGTTCTTTTCATCCAATTCTGAACAACCAAACCAAAATTTAGCTTTCAGTTGGTAACCATGCATGTGTCTGCAATGTGAATGACCAGCTTTCCATTGACGGAATGCACAAGAACCTAATTCAATGACTTTAGTTGATATATAATTTGTTTTCATCACATCATTGTGATGTCAAATTATAATAAATCAAGCGTATTTTTCTGATAATGTGAAACTGTCTTTAAATGTTTTATCAGTAAGTACTCCACCAGTCTCAAATTCTTTCAGAGAAGGTATGTGCAATATTTTGACAGCAATGTCTTGCTTTTTATCTGTTGAAATACCGGATATATAATTCTTCAGTATAACATTAACTTGTTGCAGTGCATCAAAAAAAGATTGATCCAGTGTAGGTCGACCTGTACCTGGTGCCCTCTTTAATGCTGCAATGCCAGCTTGTATTGTATTAGCGTATTGATGCATACTGCCAATGGGTATTCTTTGCTTGCTGTATGATCTGGTGCCTGGAAATTGTGCTAGTATATCAGCTTGTATAACAACATACTGCTGTTTTGCATTAGCATTGTCTCTATCCGTTATGGTGTAATAAAATATTTTATTTGATGCTAAAGGTGCATTTGTATGACCAGGGTTCGATGCATTTGCTGTATCAATCAATGCTTTATCAATATCTTTTAACATTTGACTAGTCAACTCAAATGTAGTTTGTTTGCCCAAGTCCTTGACGTCATCATTTTTTTTATCTGCGTCAATGCCCAATAGACTGCTTGCTGCTCTAACAGGTGCAGATGCAAATCTTTCAGCAGCTTTGATTGTATACATTGGATTCAACAAAACATTAGCTCCTACATTCACTGCTTTGCCAATGCCTCTACCAAGTTTAGTTGCCAAAGATGCATTGGGATCAAGATAATAATCCTTGGCTTGCTTGGCTTGCTTAATTAAATTTCCTGCACCTCTTGCCAATCCTGGCGTTGCATTGCGTGCAAATGCTGTACTTGCATCTGCAACGGCTCTACCTCCACCTCTGATAAAATCCATCAACTTGTTTTCTAACACTACTTTGGGCAACATGATGCGTTGATGTTTGATTTGTATCTCAACATGTGTTTCAGTTTCACTCAAAACATACCCTTCATACCCTTCATATTGAGAGTAGTCCTGCGCTTCACGGATTTTTGGATCCAATTTTAGTCTGACTCTCTTGAGTTTGTTTTGTTGTTCAGCTGCAAGCAGAGCCTGTTCAAATTTTTTCATGTATATATTTAGTTGAAACATGCGCATAATACATTACATTGTAACTATGGAATTACTCAAATACGCCAACGGAAATCTGCCGCAATCTGAACAAGAACGCCAGATTATGATTGAACAAGCAGCAGAACATTATGCTGAATTTATGAAAGCACTGAAGTTTGACTTCAAGAATGATCCCAATAGTGCTGATACACCCAGACGTGTAGCCAAAGCATGGGTTAATGATCTCATTGCAGGATGTTACTCTGCTCCGCCCAACATTACATCTTTTGATAACATTGATGGTTATGATGGCATGGTTTGTCAAAACAACATCAAAGTAGTATCAATGTGCTCACACCACCACCTGCAATTTACAGGTCGAGCACATGTTGCATACTTACCATCTAAAGATGGTAAAGTTATCGGATTAAGCAAACTCAATCGCATTGTTGATTGGTTTGCTCGTCGACCACAAGTTCAAGAAGCACTAACTTCACAAATTTTTGATTATGTAGATAAAGTCTGTGAAAAGAATAAAGGAGTTGCAGTCATGATTGAGTGTAATCATACGTGCTGCAGCAATCGTGGCATTAAGCACGACTCAACTATGAGAACTGCGCGGGTGAGTGGTGCTTTTCATGATGAAAGTGGTGCAAGTAGAGCTGAGTTTTATAAGTTTATTGAATTTGCACAAACTCGCTATTAAGCTTCATTTGCTTGGGTCTACCAAGCAATTGTGTTGAGCAAGGAAGTCTTTGCCCAACAAAATAGGAACATCATTGCTGCTTCTGTCAGCAACAGAAAACGGAACACTTGAATAAGGTGTTCCGTTTATTTTTATGTTCAAGTTGATGACTGGTCTCTTTTCAATGTTACCACTGCCAATGTTAATATCAATAGTTTCATTGCATGGAAATTGCACTTGTTTGCCACCTACAGTTTCAAATGTTACTGAACCTTGTTGTATGTCAACATTTGTTCCATGTAATACACAGTATCCATCATTGCCTGTATCAGCTTTTGCTTTGAGTGTTCCAATGTTTTGTATCTCAATGGGCAAGTTTACGCCTATAACTACAGCTTTTTGATAGAGTTTGTCAAAGTCATTCACAACATTATTTATAAATACATGAATGATATCATTTGATAAATTTTTTGTATTAAATGAAGGTGGAGCAGCTGGTCACATGCAGTTTGTATATGAAGACATGAGCTTACCATTTTCAACTATGCTGCACATGTTCAAAGGCCTCATGAGAGGTGAAATTCAGGCCATTGAAAAGGTGGATGGTCAGAATATCTTTTTTACGTGGAATGAGCAGCAAGGTCAAACTATGTTTGCGCGCAACACAGGTGATGTAAAGAGTGGAGGCATGAGCTTGATGCAATTGCGTCAAAAGTTTGCTGGACGCGGTGCAGTTGAATTGGCATTTGCTGATGGTGGCACAGTCATCAACTCTGCATTGCAAGCATTGGATGACAATGTAAGAAATAAATTGTTTGGTGAAGATGGTGATACATGGGTCAATGCTGAAATCATGCATTCTTCAAATCCCAATGTTATTCAGTATTCTGGCAATTACATTGTGATGCACAACATGACCAGATTTACCAAAGGTCAAGAACCTTTGTTACTGCAAGCTAATTTTGATCAACTGGTCAAATTGATGGATAATAAGACTGAAAAGCAAAATGAAAAAATGTGGGAGTGGGCTGGTCCGAAAATTACACAACTCATCAACTATGATGAGCAAGGTTATGGTGAATTTGAACAAGGCGTTGCTGAGTTGTGTGCCAGATACAGCATTGATATCAATACTGGTACCATTGGAGATTTTGTGTATGCTACAATCAAGCAAAAACTCAAAGACATTGTTTCCATGGCTGCATCCATTGACATAGCATTGTGTGTGTCTGAAAAATCTGAGGACAATGCGGTGTCCCTCAAGAAAAAATACAAGGAGTATGCTGGTATTGTTTCTGACTTTTGTACATCAGATTCCAAGTTCAAAAAGCAATCACAAGCTGTTGAACCCATCAAGGACTTGGTATTTGAATTGAGCTTCAAAGTGTTGCAAGGTGTAGCTTCTTTCTTTGTCAAAGATCAGAGTACTGAGATCAAACGATTGCACAAAGAGTTGGAAAAAACCATTGCTGCAGTAGAACAAGCTCAAGATGCCCACCGTGAACAACGCATGCAAATTTTGCAATCCAATATGAAGAGATTGCAAACCATCAGCAATGTAGCATCAGCACTGGAAGGTGTTGTTTTTTCATCACCAGATGCACCGGGTAAACTCTTCAAAATAACAGGTGCATTTGCACCTGCCAACCAAATTTTAGGCATGCGACGATACCGCCGCGGCAGTATTCCATCACTTGCAGAAATAGGTTTTGACGTATGATTAACTTTGAACAATTCTTTTTTGAACAAACACAGCCACAGTATGTAGTTGTATATCCAGGTAGATTTCAGCCCATGCTGAAACATCACAAAGCTGTGTATGATAAACTTGCAGAAGAATATGGTGAAAACAATGTTTATCTTGCAACATCTGATTCTGTCAAGGTACCCAAGAGTCCTCTCAATTTTGCTGAAAAACAGCAAGTCATGACTCAACTCATGGGCATTGCACCTGACAAAGTCATCAATGTCAAAGCACCATATGCAGGTGAGAGTTACGCACATCTAGGCTCTCCAGACAGCATTCTGATTCTGGCAGTTGGATACAAGGATCAACATCCAATACCGCCAGACAAGCCAAGATTTGAATTTAAAAACATTGACAAAGGCACTGGACTCAACATGAAAATCAAAACACCGGAACCTACATTTTTGCAGCCTTATGAAACATTGCGCGATGCAGCATTGCCTTTGAGTCAAGGCAGAGGATATGTACGTGTCATGGCTGATGTTGTTGATCCTGATACAGGTGCACCTTACAAAGCATCAGCATTCAGACAAAAATTGCAAACTGCTGCTAATTTTACACAAGCTAAACAAGCATTCTTCAATTACTATGGCGTGCCCATGAACAATGATTTTGACAGCATCATTGAGAAGCTTTACATTGCAAATCGAATTTAGTCCTTTTGAGATCTAAATGAAATGCCATAACCAGCAGCATCATATTGTTTATCAAAACCCATGTTGCTAGATGCCAATATTTGCATAATCTTATAAATCTTGTCTGGTGCGTATAATCCAGCAGATGTATTCACCAACTCAGCGCTTGATAAAATAAACATTGTTCCCATTTTTGGATTTGATGAATCATCAGCATTGGTCTTCATGACTCCCAACCAGTCAAATTTTTGATTAGCAGCATACTCAATGAGCTGGCAAATGCCAATGAATGCACTTGCTTGTTGTTTGTTAGTAACAATGCCTTGCTCAACACACAACTTTGCAGATGCAATGATGTCGACAGGCACATCAGCAAAGCTGCCTTGAGCTCCCACTGCTCTCAAGGCAGCAGTGTCAGTTGAATCAACAACTGTATCTTCAATCTCATTCATCTTATTGCGTACCTGTTGTTCAATGCTACCCTTTTTCTTGGGTTGGCTAGGCTGTTTACCTTCAAAGCTGTTGACGAAAGCATCAATGGTTTTTTTATTTTGAACCCATGGTGAATGTGTACCAATGCGGCCACGATTGGCTTTGAGTTCCAATTGCTTGCCATTGATATCAATGTCACCTATCACAGCCTTTTCACCACCACAAAACAATGCAACAGGCACTTCTGCTGGTCCAGCATAACCACGTGTTTGACCTGGATTAACTGGCCGCAACAACTGCCAAATGTTGGTAACTACTGAATTCTTGGCTTTGGTAAAATTAGCATTGTATGCTGAGTTGAGCCATTCAAAAATATTGGCCCTTTTATTGATGTTGGAATTGAGAAAGGAAATAAATGCATTGCCAATATTGTTGCTTTTCATTTTCTGCAACATTTCACCTGCATCATCAGTAATATCATAGATGTAATCCATGATGGATGATAGGTAGTCCAACTGACTTACATATTTGTCAGTTTGTGATGTTTTGATGATCTTCTTATCCACACACAAATCAAACAGCTTTTTGATGTCACTGCCAATGTTGGGATTTTTCTTCTGCAAGGCAAGATAATGTGTAATAACATTGTCCCACCACTCTTTTTCTACAGTATATTCTCCATACTCATTGCTGGCTGTATCACGTGCTACAATGTCAACATCTTCATTGAATACATACAATCTCTTGTTCACAACTGGTGCACTAGGTTTATATGTCTCATGCAAAGACTTGAACGGTGTTGGGGCCGCAGGCTTTGTATGATATCTGCTATTCAAATTTGAATAGACATCAGACAATGGAATGAATTTATTCATTATAGGTTTATAGCATCACGCTGAAATGGTGCTTGCATCTTGTTAGCAAGTTGGTCAATGTTTTGCACAATGACTGCAATGTTGTTTTCATCTGTGTTGGTGATGGCTCTGAAATCACTGTCATTAATTTCAATGTATTGTGAGCGAACTGTATCAATTGAAACTTCATCTCCTTTGATTTTCATAATCAGATCATGCACTGCTTCAACCAAATGATCAACTGCATCTTTGTAAAGAGCTTTGTCTGAGCTTTCCATTTGCTGTGGCTCTTCTGGTTCCTGTGGTTCCTCTGGCATAGCAGCATCAGGCAATGCAGATTGTGCTGCAGCTGCAGGATCAGCAGCAGGAGCTGGTTGACCACCCAATTGAGCTGCAATGGCTGCTGCTTCTTGCTCATTTTGTTCATGCACCAAATATCTGAGGCGCGCATTTTTGAGAATCAAGTCAAACTTACTTTTCATGTTATGTATTTAATAAAGCATACCGCATTTTCAAATCATTAAAGCAAACGCGGCTTAGAAAGTTCAAGTTGTATCTCTTGGCAAACTGCTGAGCTCTACTGAACGTATAGGTTGTTTTGGTTTGTTTGTTGCTGATTTGATGTAAAAAAGAGATGCCTTTGTTTTGATTGATGAGACCTTGAAAATAATCAAGGTCGTGACTAGACTCATACCATTTGAGTGGCAAATATCTCTGCACGGTCTTGAGAATGCCAGTTATCCATGCACATACTTTGATGTTGTTGAGTGTATCATTGCATTGCAATGTTGATGGCTGCACAAAAAACACCAACTTGGTATCTTTGTGCTGAGCAACTACATCACAACATGCTTTGACAATGCAGTGCATCAACATCTTTTTATAATCATTATCACATTTGCTCAAGTTATACTTGATGCACTGAGCGTGCAACTGTTGTTTTACAAATTCAAACAGTTCGTTGAAGTTGCAAATGGAAACATTATAAAGTGGGTAACTATATACCATGCATGTATATGCATTATGATGCTGATTTATCAACTGTTTTTGTTTTGGGTCTACCTAATCTGCAGTTGATGATGCCATTGTAAAAGTTTTCGTTGAGTAACACACCACGCTTGATTTGTTCTTCAATTTCATAGTATGACAACTGCCATTTACCATCACAAAAACGTAAAATCTTAAAGCAAAATTTATCTTTGCCAAGCTCTGCAATGTCTTTATTCAACTCATTGTTACTACCAGTGTATGTCTTCCAATCAGACTCTTTGATTACTATTTCACGCTTCTTTTTTCCTTTGCGCAGTGCTTTTCTACGCCTGAATACACTCTGCTTTTTGCCAATGTATACTTTGTTGTTAGTAAGATTAGTAATCTCATATACAAATCCATAAAAACTGTCAGGTACTTCTGAATTGTATTGCCAATGTCCGAGATCGCTCATCTAATTATATATCAATTATTATAATTAGTCCACACATTAACTCTCATCCCCATGAGAATATAAAGCTACATTTTATATTAATCAACTAGGTTTGCTGATCTTTTTATTTTTCTTAAGTGTAGTTTCTGGAAAGTTGCGGCGTTGCAATTTAACTTTGATGTTGCCAGTTACATTTCGTGCATCACCTGGCGCATAACTATCCTTGGAAAATTGAGATGCAGTGCTGTTTGCACCAGAACCAAAAGCACTATCAGCACCACCAGCTGTCATGCTTTCATTGATTGTATTGCGAAATATTTGACTAAATAACATGGAATTATACAATTTGTATTATATAGTTATTTATGCAAACATTGCAGAAGTATGTAGAGCAAATCAAACAAGATTTGGACATCAACGAAATCAATATCTCACAGGTAGCAAAACAACTGCCCAACAGGCGTCATTTTTGGACTGCGCGTTGCATTGAACACAAGCTCAAATTGAGAGAACTCAAAACCAAAAAAGACAACATCTACAAAAACGTTGCCAAAGAAGTTGAGACAGAATCACCTATCAGATTCAACAAAAGCAATTTGTTGGGTGCAGTAGGCAGCACTGATGAGATGAAAATTATCAATGAGCAGATTCAAGAGCAAGAACTACTCATTGAATTTTTGGAAAGTGTACAAAAGAATTTTTTCTCAGCAACATATGACATCAAAAATGTAATTCAGTTGATGCAGCTTGAACAATCATGAATGTAACATTTGATGCTGATAAAACCAAAGCAGTTTTGAGATGCTCTGACAGCAATATGTTTGAGTATATTCGTCACCATTTCAGCATTGAAAACAAAGCCAAGAAGTTCATTAAAAATAAGCTCAAGGCGCGGCACATGCCATCGCGACTGTATGCCATTACACCTACAGGATTGTTTGAGCCTGGCATGGCAGATGAAATACGCAACTTTGTAGCAGCAGAACAACTGGCATCAAGTGTAGATACTACACCTTTGTTTGATAATTTGTATGGCAGCAAGATTCAAACTAATGTATTTGAACAGCTCAACTTGTCATTGAGAGATTATCAGACCACTGCAGTACAGCATTGCATTGACAATGGCAGAGGCATATGTGTTCTTGGAACAGGTGCAGGTAAAACACTCATTACTGCTGCACTTGCATGCAGTTTGTTGCAGTGCAAAAGCAATGTATTGATTTTGGTTCCTGATCCTGGCTTGGCAGATCAAACTTACAATGACTTTGTAAGCTATGGTGTAACAGCCAGCATGTGTTTGTGGACTGGAACAACACCCAACTTGGATGCATCAGCTCAAATCATCATTGCTAACCATGACATTGTATTGTCAAGGTTTGAAAATTATGAATGGCTGAAAGATGTAGGTGCATTGATTGTAGATGAAGTACATACCATCAAGAAAAACAATTCAATAACCAAAATCATTGACAAAATACACACCAAAAACAAGTTTGGGTTCACCGGAACCTTGCCTGTTGATGCATTGGATTTGTGGTGTGTGTTGGGCAAGATAGGCAAGGTGTTAATGACGAAATCCAGTGCTGAATTGCGTGAGCAGCAAGTTTTAACCAATGTAAAAGTCAGTGCAATCAATATAACGTACAAATCAGTTCCGCAATATGTTGCACAGGATGAAGATAGCGATGTGCACATGACTGAAAACTACAGAAAAGAGTTGGATTTCATATACAACAATGAGTTCAGAAACAGAGTCATAACACAAATATGTAAAAACTATGACAACAACATCTTGATACTCATCAATCACTTGCAGCATGGTGAGTGTTTATACAATGCATTGCAGCAGTGCACAGAAAAACAAGTCATATACATCAATGGTGATACTTCATTGGATCAACGCAATGCAGGCAAGCAGTTGTTGGAGTCATGCAACAATGTTGTATGCATAGCCATGAGCAGCATCTTCTCAACAGGCATCAACATCAAGAATCTGCACATGATTATTTTTGCTGCAGGTGGCAAAAGCTTCATTCGAGTAGTACAAAGCATTGGTCGTGGTCTCAGAAAGTCACAAAACAAACAAATACTCACTATCATTGACATTGTTGATAATCTCAGATACGGCATGCGCCATCATCAACAACGATCTAAGATCTATGAGACTGAAAAAATCAGTTGTATACAAACAAAGTTAGTTGAGAACTAGCACATCAATGTTATAATGTTGTATGTCTAAAACAAAAAGACCTACAACCAAGTTCAGCAAAGACGAATTCTATGTAGACCCCGCAAACTTCAAGAAAGAGATTGAAGAGTTTTATGTATCCAACAATTGCTCTTCAACACTGGGTGAATGTCTCAACAAAATTGCTAAAGGTCTCAGCTACTCTCCTAGCTTCATCAATTATACTTACAAAGATGAAATGATAGGAGATGCATTGGTAAAGATGTATGCTGCTCTTAAACACAAAAAGTATAATGTAACATCTGAAACTAATCCATTCAGTTACTTTACTACCATTGCATTTCATGCATTCATCAACAGAATCAAGAGGGAGAAAAAACATCATCAAACTTTGGAAGACTACAGAGAGAGCCATTATAAACAACTGCTGACCAGCAGTGCAGAAGGCAATGGTTTTATCTACAGCAGACCAACAACAAGTGATGATGCTTCTGACAGATATTATGATGAATCTGAGTAACAGAGTAGCCATCTTCAGTGATTTGCATGTAGGTGTACACTGCAACAGCAGCATGTGGCACAAAATTACACTGGATTGGGCTGATTGGTTTGTAAAACAGCTGCATCATCATAAGATACAAGATGTAATTTTTTGTGGCGACTTCTTTCACGACCGTGATGCTGTGGCAGTCAACAGCATGCACATTGCATGTCAAATTTTAGACAAATTCAAGCCATTTAGACTGTTCATGATTCCAGGCAATCATGACTGTTACTACAAAGAGAAGGCTGATGTGCACTCTCTGGCTATGTTCAGTGGGTGGCAAAACATTTGTGTGTTTGATAAAGTGCAGAGCATTCACATTGGCAACAAACATGCATGCATGGTGCCATGGGGTTTTGATATCAATGACATACCACAATGTGATTTGATGTTTGGTCATTTTGAAATTCAGACATTCAAGATGAATTCTTTCAGAGTTTGTGAACATGGATTCAATATCAAAGACTTGCTGCAGAAATCTCCCATGATTGTGAGCGGGCATTTCCACTTTAGAGATGATAGAGTGTTTGAAACAGGAACTATCAAGTATGTTGGCAATCCATTTCAAACAGACTTGAATGATTCTGGCAATGTCAAAGGATTTTACATCTATGACAGCTTGCTCAATGAGTTTGAGTTCCACAAAAACACACAATCACCACTCATTTACAAGCTGCAGTTGTCCAATCTCATCAGCAATCAAGTTGATGCATTGCAATTGCGCAAATTATGCAACAACAACATCATCAGATTCATCATTGACAGAGTTGTAAGCACAGAAGATGCAGATTATTTGGTAACCAAACTAGGTTCTCTCAAGCCACTGCAGCTGAGTGTGGACTACAACAGTACAGCATCACAGATCAATGCAGATGACCGCAAAGACCTGTCTGGAATTGATGTTGAACAAGCCATTCATGACTTCATTGCCATGCTGGAGATTGAAAACAAACAAGAAATTGAGCAATACTGCTTGCAACTTTATAGAAAGTACAGATGAAATACGTTAATTTTCGCCGCGTAGCAATTCAAAACTTTTTGTCTGTTGGACATGAGACAGTGGAAGTGGAGTTCAAGAAAGGACTGCACATCATCACTGGTGCCAACAAGGATAAGCCAGACAGACAAAATGCCATTGGCAAATCCACCATTGCAGATGCAATTTATTTTGCAATCTTTGGTACCAGCTTGAGAGAACTCAAAAAGGATCTCATCATCAACAACATCACCAATGCAACATGCGCCGTTGAGTTGGAATTCTCCATTGCCTCTGAACAAGGCACCAAAGAATATGTCATCACCAGATGTTTAAACCCCAGCAAATGCATCTTGATGGAGGATGGTGTTGATATTACACGTGACAGCATTGCAAACACTACCATTGAAATATGCAATCTCATCAATGCAACGCCCAGCATTTTCAAAAACTGTGTCATCATGACACTCAATGATACTGTGCCGTTCATGGCTCAGAACAAAGTTGAAAAACGTAAATTCATTGAAGGCATTTTCAATTTGGAAGTGTTTACCAAGATGTTGGGCCATGTCAGAGAAGAGTACAATGAAAACAAAAAGACTTATGACATAGAACTGGCAGCTTATGAGGGTTATAAAAGCAATGTTGCCAATTATGAGCAACAAAAAAGCAATGTTCTTAAGAGTCGTAAAGATAAACAACAGGTTTACAAGCAGCGCCAGACAGATAACCAGATGGAGATGCAAAGGTTGATGCAAAGCATGAATGACATCATTGACATTGATGTTGATAAACTCAAGAGTGCCATTGAACAGCTCAATGATGGTGCTGAAAAGTGTCAAAACAATGTTGACCAGCATTTGCAACACGTGGCTGTTACACAAATGAGCTGCAACAACTTGACACTGCGTCTTAGAGACATTGATGTCAATGGTACAATGTGTAACAAGTGTTTGCGTCCCATTACACAACACGATGTACAACACATTGCACAGGAGAAGCAAAATTTACAACAGCAAATTGATGAATGCAAAACCAACATTGCTCAAGCTCAGCAAAAACTTGAACAGCAAAAGCATCGCCACAAAGAAATCAAAAAAATGGTGGATGCTTACAAAGACAAAATCAACAAGTACAATGTAGCTGCCAAAGAAAAAGAAGGATTGCAAGATCGCATCAATCAATTGCAGACTTGGTGTACACAATTGAGCAATGACATTGAACAACTCAACAATGATGATACTGAATTTGATGAATTGATTCAAGATATGAAGGTTCGTATTGACAATGTTGAGCAAAGCATCAACAAGCAACGCAGTCTCATCAACATGTTGGATGTCGTCAAGTACATTGCATGTGAAGAAGGTGTTAAATCTTTCATTGTCAAAAAAATCCTGCAATTGCTCAACAGTAAACTTGCAGCGTATCTTGATAAAATGGATGCCAACTGCGTATGCAAATTCAATGAATATTTTGAAGAAGAAATTGTCAATGACAAAGGCAAAATTTGCTCATACTTCAACTTCTCTGGCGCTGAACGCAAAAGCATTGACCTTGCATGCTTGTTCTCATTCATTGACATTCGTCGCATGCAAGGTGATGTGGTATACAACTTGACCATTTATGATGAATTGTTTGACAGCAGCCTGGATACACGCGGCGTTGACATGGTCATTGACATCATTAAAGAACGTGTTGAGAAGAACAATGAATGTGCATTGGTAATATCTCATCGCAAAGAAAGCATTAAAGCTGCAACTGGTGAGATCATTTATCTTGAAAAACACAATGGCATCACACGCAGAGCCAGTTGCCAATTGTAATGCATGCAATAAATGCATGTATGTTTCCACAGCCTTTTGCAGCAACACCGTTTGGCAAAACTCCATTTCAGACACCCAAGTTTTTAATTCAGCCAACTGCACCTCCTGTTGAGCCTGAGCCACCAGAAGCATCACTGCCAAGAATTTTACAGTATGCAGCTGACTTGTCTGGATGTGGATTCTGGCGCATGATCTGGCCAGAGCACTACTTGAATGCACAAGGCAAAGCATTGGTACACACTAGTACCATCATGACTACTCAAGATGGCATGTACAGTGGACTACAAGCTGTACGAGTGCAGAGACAAGCAACTGTACAGCAGTTGGAATTTGTTCAATACCTTAAACATTTGCAAAAGCAATTTAATTTCAGACTCATTTATGAAATTGATGATGTTGTCTTCAAAGAAGATATTCCTGATTACAACAAATTCAAGTTTGCATTTGATAATGATGAGACGCGCAGAGTAGTTACAGAAATTATGAACCTGTGTGATGAAGTAACAGTAACCAATGACTTCATGCGTGACTACTTCCGCAGCAAATTGGGTAAAAAAGAAGTTACAGTCATTCCCAACTTCCCGCCAGAGTGGTGGTGTGGACAATATTTTAATCCACAACGCAATACACAACTACTGCAAAAGAACAAAAAGAAACCTCGCGTCTTGTATGCTGGATCTGGTGCACACTTTGATGTTGAAAACAAGACAGGTTTCAAAGATGATTTTGAACACGTCATCAAAGCCATCATTGACTCCAGACACAAATATCAGTGGGTGTTCATGGGTGCAGCTCCTATGCAGTTGATTCCGTATATCCAAAAAGGAGAAATGGAGTTTCAAAACTGGCAGACGTTGTATGATTATCCTAAAAAGCTGTTTGAACTGGGCGTCCAAATGATGGTAGCACCATTGCAAGACAACAACTTCAACAAATGCAAAAGCGATATCAAATACATTGAAGCATGTGCATATGGATTGCCTGTTGCATGTCAAGACTTGTGCACATACAAAGATGCACCTATCAAGTTCAACACAGGTGAAGAAATGCTGCACTGCATTGAAGATACATTGCGTCGTACCAATGCATACAGCGAAAAACAATATCAATATCGCAAAGTTGCAGAGAGTAGATTCTTGGAACGCAACAACAACATTGAATGTTATTCTGAATTGTTTGCTACTCCTTATGGCAGCAGCAAGCGCACCAATCTCAACAGATACAACAACAGCATTTAAAGCTTTGTCACATCATACAAATCAACTGTCTTAGCAGATGGATTTTCCCAGTGCATCATCTGTAGTGCTTTTTTATAGTTGACATTCCACAATACACGTTCTTGAAATTTAGATGGTCCACCATTCTTCAACAGCATTGCTATGGCTACAGCTAAATATTTGCAGTAAGTATTAAAAAGGTAGTCACTGGTTTTGTGGTGTTTGAGTGTTATAGGACTTTCAATCAAATTAATTACAATCTCGATGCCTGATGTAGCAACATCATTCCATAGCTGTGATAATCCTGGCTTGTTATTCATCAAAAATATTTAAAGTTCTGCTGCATCATAACCAGCTAGAGCAACATATTTATTTTGTTTGTTAGTTACAGTCTCCAAACCAGCTCTGTGCTTCTTCATGATCTTGTATTGTCTCGTGATTAAAAAATCATCACGCACCAGCATTGCAATGGCTTCTGCAAGATAATTAACATAGTCAGACACAAAATAATTCTCAAATTGGCGAGCTCGTGGCCCGTAATCAACATCATTCATAAAAATTGCTGTTTTTCTGCACTTGATAGCAACATCATTCCAAAGCTGCGATAATTTAGGTTTATTGTCCATCAAAAATATTTATGTTGAAAACATTCAAGAACATGCTATTGTATATGCATGATTGGCTATAGAAACGCAGTATACATACCGCAAGAAGAATGCATCAAGATTTTCTCCTGGGATAAACAAGGCAACAGAGTCAGCTTTACTAGTTCATACAACCCATACATCATGTTGGAAGATCGCACTGGCAATGATGTCAGCATCTTCAATACCAAGTTGCGTAAAAAGACTTTCAAGACGCAGTATGAGCGATACAAATTCCTCAAAGAGTGCGGCACTCGTCGAGTATTTGAGAATCTTGCACCAGTGCAGCAGTTTTTAGTTGATGCATATTACAAATACAATGAAACAGAGGAGTTTCAGCAGCATCCTATACGTACCATGTTTTTGGATATTGAGGTGTACAGTCCAGATGTGTTTCCCAAGGCTGAATTAGCGCAGCATCCCATCAATGTCATTACTGTTCATGACAGCATTGATCAAAAGTTTTATTCATGGGGCACTGCACCTTACAAGAACAGCAATGCTGATGTTGTATACAAGTATTGCAGGAGTGAAAAGCACTTGTTGATGGAATTCATCACTTACTTTGAAAACAATGCACCAGATTTGTTGACTGGATGGAATACATCAGGCTTTGATATTCCGTACATCATCAATCGCATCACCAACATGTTGGGTGAAGAGTTTGTCAAGCAACTGTCACCAATTCAAAAGGTGTATTGCAGAACATTGCGCAGTGGTATGTTTGGCAAAGAAGAAATCAGATGGTACATTGACGGCATTTCTTGTGTGGACTACATTGACATCTACAAACGATTCAGCTTTGTCAACCGTGAGAGCTACAAACTTGATTTCATTGCAGAGTTGGAGCTGGGTGAAAAGAAGATTGACTATGGCAACACCAACCTTGCCAGTTTGTCCAAAGACAATTGGCAGCTGTTTGTGGATTACAACATTCAAGACGTCAATCTGCTGGTAAAGATGGATGCTAAACTGCAATTTGTTGAATTGCTGCGCATGTTGTCATACATGGGATTGACTACCATGGAGAACGCCATGAGTACATTGTCTACCATCACTGGAACTGCAGCCATCAAAGCTCGATTGCGTCAGCAGTTTCTGCCAACATTTATTCGTCATGGCAGTGATGAGAAAAATCCTGGTGCATATGTTGCAGAGCCATTGGAAGGCTTTCAAAAAGATGTGGTATCATTTGATGCTAACTCTCTGTACCCCAACATCATGATTAGTCTCAACATGTCACCAGAGACTAAAATTGGCAAAATCATCGACAAAGATGATAACAATGTCACAGTGCAGCATTGCAGCGGATCCACATTCAAGTTGAGTCATGCCAAGTTTGGACAGTTTGTCAAAGATGAGCAAGTAGCTATTTCTCGTGCCAAAGTATTGTTTACACAGAAGCACAAAGGAATCTTGCCTGAGATTGTTGACCATTATTATAAAGAACGTGTCAAGATTCGCAAAGAGATGCAAATGCTCAAGAAAGGTGGCAAGTCTGATGGATATACCAAAGATAAAATTGTGCAGCTCAATGCCAAGCAATTGTGCATCAAGATTTTCATCAACAGCGTATATGGATACATGGGCAATAAAAATGCTCCCATTGGTGATGATGACATTGCAGCCAGCATCACATTGACTGGCCAGTCAGTCATCAAAGCAGCACGAACATATGGCAGAGAGTTTGCACAGAGCGTTATTGGTCATAATGATTTTGAAGACATTGCTGTAGCAGGTGATACAGACTCAGCTTATTTCTCTGTTGCACCATTGCTGCGAGCTCGCAACATCAATCTCATTGAAAATGGTAAAGTGACAGCAGGTGCCCATGCAATCATTGAGCAGCTCAATGTGTACTTGAATGATAAAATCAAAGCATGGATGCAAGATGCACTCAACAGTCAAGATCCTCGCATTGAATTCAAACGTGAAGCCATCATTGACAAGGGATTGTTCTTGGAAAAGAAGCGATATGTTGCTCACGTAGTTGATGATGAAGGCATTGAGTGTGATAAATGGAAATATGTGGGTGTAGATGTTGTGAGAACAACAATGCCCAAAGCCATCAAGCCATATGTCAAGAAAATCATTGAGACCATGATGGTGTCTCAAAATCGCAAAGCGACCAATGATGTTGTCAATGAAGCTTATGAGGTATTCAAGAGTCTCAAACCAGAAGAATTGGCATACACCAGCGGTATGAGTGATTATGATAAGTTTGCCAGCAAGAGCAAGGAGATGAACATGCCCAAAGGTACACCAGTGCATGTCAAATCAGCGCATGGTTATAATACACTCATCAAAAAGCTAGACATTGAAAACAAATATGAAGTGTTGCAGAGCGGCGACAAAGTAAGATGGATGTACATCAAACATCCCAACAAATACAACATGCAAAGCATTGCATTCAAATATTACTACCCTCAAGAGTTTGTTGAAGCATTTGAACCTGACTATGAAAAGATGTTTGAAAAGATTGTGTTCAGTGTTGTAGAGAGATTTTATGCGGCTGTCAAATGGTCTGCTCACAAACCCAATGAACAAGTAAAAAGTGATTTGTTGGATTTATTTGCTTGAAATTTACAAAACCTATTATAACTTATATATATGAAACCAACCATCACAGCAATCAAAGACGCATCAGGAAGCATTATTTTGGGAGAACTAGCAGGTGAAACTGCTAATGACATTCAGCTCACTAATCCTGCAACACTGTTTATTCAACCTACACAAAATGGTCAACTCAATGTGCAGTTGTTTCCCATGATTTTTGGTGAGTTGCTGTCTGCAGAGAGCAAGAAAAGGGGTACAGTTTGGAGCTTTGCCAAAGCTAGCAATGCAGTAGCAACCAGCATTGAGTTGGATGAAAAACTCATCAGTCAGTACACCAGAATCTTCAATCCAAGCCCCATCATCACACCAAATACCCCAGAAGTTATCAAACTTTTTGATGATTGATAAATCATTGAGATTCAAGAAGAAAGACCACAGAAATGTGGTCTTTTTTTATGTAGATTTTTAGCAGATTTGCTGTAAATAGTTACATGGACAAAGACATCTCAGCTGCACTAGACAGCATCAACGAAATAAATCCTTATGCAACTTATCTCAACAACAATACGCTCAGTACTGTAAATGAATGGATTGATACTGGATCATATGTACTCAACAGCATCATATCTGGCTCACGCAATGGTGGTATTCCCAAGGGACGAGTAACAATGATTGCAGGTGAGTCCATGACAGGCAAGAGTTTGTTTGTACAAAAGATCTTGGCCAATGCTCAAAAAATGGGACTGTATCCAGTCATCTTTGATACAGAATCAGCCATTGATCCAACTGGTGCAGAACGACTGGGATTGGACATCAGCAAAGTAAAATACGTGCCGTGCATCAGCATTGAGCAGACTCGCAATGCTGTATACAAGTTTTTGAGCAGCATCAAAGAAAAAGGCTTGGAAGGTAAGTTCATTGTAGCCATTGACTCATTGGGCAACTTGCAATCAGAGTTGGAATTGGCTCGCATGGACAAAGAAAGTACCAGCGCTGACATGGGCACCAAAGCTCGTGCCATCAAATCATTGTTGCAGACTTGTACTAATTTAGGCGCTGTTACACGCACAACATTCATCATCACCAATCATGTTTATGATGATCCTTCTGCCATGTATCCCAGCATTGAAAAAAATATGCCAGGTGGCAAGTCTGTTGTGTATTTGCCATCTGTTACAGTTCAGTTGGCTCGCAAGCCATTGAAGGATGATGGAGGCAAGACAGTTGACAACAATGAGTTGGCAGTGGGTCAACGCAATTATGGTGGCATCATCATCAGAGCACTCACCAGAAAAAATCGATTCATCAAGCAATACTTGGAAGGTGAAATGTATTTGAGTTTCTCAACTGGATTGGATCGTTACTATGGATTGCTGGACATGGCAGTTGGCATGGGCATCATCATTCAAAATGGTTCAACATATGCATTGGCTGATGGTACTAAGTTGGGTTATGCCAAGAGCTGGCGCAAAGATACCAAACTGTGGGAAGAGACCATTTTGCCCAAGTTGGAAGAGAAGATGAAAATTGAATGGGCTTATGGCAACAAAGTTGAAGAAGATGTTCCAGAAGAAGGAGAGGAGATTGAATACAATGATTAAAATTTGCTACATCAGTACAATCACATGTGGTCCATGCAAAATGTTCAAACCAATCATTGAGAAGTTTTTCAGTGAGCATCCAGAAATTGAAACTGAGTTTTTGGATGCTCACAATGAAATACCTTTCAAGGTTACTGCAGTGCCTACCATCATATTCTTCAAGGACAACAAAGAAGTCACCAGAGTTTCTGGTGTTCAAAGCAAAAATAAGCTGGAACAATTGCTGGACGAGGCTAGTATTTGAATTATTTGCGTATAAAAGGTTTACGTACAATCTCCTTACACTCCCACAAATAATACTTGTTTGTGGGAGTTATTTTTTTGGTCCGTTTGTTATACTTTTCAGGCCACCCATTCTTTAAATTGCCATATTGGGTTATAACATTCATCACACCTCTATCCATTTTAATTCCGATTTCTTTAAAGGTGTTAATCAGTTCTGAAATGGAACAAATGTATTCACCATATATTGGATGAAAAAAACGATACACACCTGCACGTTCAATGTTACGCTCTATATTTTTTGCTGAAATTTCAATTTTATTTTTGATGAATGGGTTATTATCATCGCCTTGATTGTAAGCAAAGTATGAATTGCATGGATAAAAATTTCTATTCATACAATTACTATCATTCTTACAAGCTTGCAATATTCGTTCTTCATCTTTATATCTTTGTTGCTTTGTAGTCCACTCAATGACCGTAAACGTTAAACGATCATATGAACGCTGAGCAACACATTCTTTTAGTATGTCATAATATTCATTTGTTTTACTAGGTGAGCCGTAGTAATTATCAAATAAATTATTTGTTTTACGAGAACCAATGTAATATTTGTTAGTGTGTAATATGTCAACGCGGTACACTATATACCAGTAATTATCCACGCGTTTATATTTTTCATTTTCAGGGTGGATTATTTTCACTTGATTATTTATGAATGGATACTAAGATATATGTATGGATACTAAAAAAGTTGTCGTCAATTTGAGCGGTGGTGTAGATAGCGCTGTACTTTTATATAAAGCTGTAAGAGAATTTGATGAAGTGCATTGCATCACGTTTGATTATGGTCAGAGGCACAACAGAGAGTTGCAGTGTGCAGGGTGGTTGTATGCAGATGCAAAGTACAAAAGCAAGAAGCCAGTGTTCTTGAAAAATGTAGATGCATCATTCATTCGCCACCTTGCACCAACTTCATCTCTCACCAATGATGACATTGAAACTCCTGACATCAGAAAAATTGCAGGAGAAGCTCAGCCCAAGAGTTATGTACCATTTCGCAACTTGATGTTTTTGAGCATTGCATTGTCACATGCTGAAGCTGTAGGTGCAGAGCAAGTTTGGCATGGAGCAACAGCAGTTGATTCACTGGCCGGTTATTGGGATGCATCAGCAGAGTTTCTGCCATCACTCAATAGCCTTTGTTCTCTCAACAGAGAAAATGCAATCAGTGTTGTGGCTCCATTAATCAATTGCGACAAGGCAGACATTGTGAGAATGGGAGTATCATTGAATGTCCCATTTGCCAAGACATACACTTGTTACTCTGGTGAAGAGTTAGCAGATGCAACAACACCAAGCAGCAGTTTGCGCATTCAAGGCTTCCTCAAAGCAGGCTACAAAGATCCTATCAAGTACAAGCAACAAAAGCAAATTGATGCATTGTATCAACAGCACCAATGCAAAGACATCACCAACGACCAGTGATGTAGTCTCTGAATATGCGCTGCATTTCAGATACACAACTTTTGATCAACGGCATTTCATTTCCATTCTCATGGATCATATCATGGACAGCATAAGGCAATCTTTTTACACTCCATGCAAGATTTTTTGCTCTTATTTCTCGTTGTCTGGGTGTAATTTTCATTTGATGAAATAACCTATGAATCGTTGAATGTAACTCAACTGAGATAGCAAATACCTCATCTGATAAGGTAGCGTATCATCAGTGTCCTTGCTGTTGCTGTATGAAAGTTCAACGTGCATGCGAGTGGCATGATGATCAAGTTCATATGCATATCTACTTTTCTGATGTTCAGAAAGTCTCATTTGTTACATGTAACGTTGTTCCATGCGCATCATGTGTTGATAACGTTGTACCCTGGCTTGTTCTGCCAATACAGTCTGCTTTTTGAGAGACAACTTGTGACTTTCAGGCATATAAACATCTGATGAGTAATGAGTTTGCATGTGCTCACAATCTTCATCAGCAGGACATCCACAATCTTTGCTGCTTTCTTCATTCTCACCTGTATATAGTACAGATTGTGACTTGGAATTGCCATTTTGATCAAATGAGATGTTGTATTCTTCAGGACCATCTTGAAATACAATTTGAGATGATCTCAAATCAGCTTTGGAACGCAATGGTGTCTTGGAAAGCACACGAATTGCTTTGCCGCCACCTGTTTGATTGACATACTGATGATCAGTATCCATGCCCATGCCGCTGGGTTCCATGTGTCTGTAACCTTTGGGAAATTGTGTAACAGCAAGAAAATCTTCTACACTTTTAATCTTGTCTTGCATGTCTTGAATGAATCTGCTGGTGTGTCCACCAGCTTCACGTGCACCTGTTGCCAGTTGTCCTTGTGATGCATCTTCAATCTCTTGTGCAACAACATCAACTTGCTGCTGAACTTCTGCAGTTGCATTGCTGCCCAGTTGTTGCTCAGCATACTGTTCCCATGCACCCAATACATCTTGTGTAACTGCATCATCACCAAGCCCTGCAATGATGTTATTGACTTCAGCAGCAGTAACAGTGCGTGCTTCCTTGGGAATCAACCCATTGGTCTTGAGAAAATCTGCCAACAGCATGCGAACTACTCTGTATGCTGTGCCTTGTTCCACTCTCTTTTGCTTGGCAGTCAAGCCAAATGCTTTGGCATCAGCCATTTCATTGATAACATTACTCCATCCTGGACGTTTAAGAATACTCATGTGTATATTTAGTAAAATGTTGATCTTTTTACTGCATACCTTATATTGAATTACAATGTGTGGAATCCTGGGAGCTTTTAGCAAAAATATGTATGATGTCTTGTATGAGGCATCTCAACAACGTGGTAAATTTGCGTATGGTCATTGTTTCTTGACCAAAGACAAGAATACGCCGTTTCATATACAAAGATTTGATAAGCATCCCAAGGTTAACGACTTAAAGGATTTGGATATCAATAAACTGCACTTGGGACATTGTCAAGCACCTACCAGCAGCGTTAGAAAATGGAAAGACTCAGATGCACATCCATTTGTTTATGAAAATTGGATTGTTGCGCACAATGGAGTCCTTACCAATGCAGAACAACTCACTGAGAAGTACAATCTGCAAGTACAGAGTCAAGTTGATACTGCAGTGATTCCAGCACTGTTGCATATGTATGAGCAACAAGATCATCAAACTGTTGCATCATGCATCAAAAATACATTGAGTGAGCTCAAAGGCACATTTGGATTGTGGATTGTTCACAAGAAAACCAAGCAAGTGTTTTTGGCTCGTCAAGGCAGCACCATCTTTGCTAACATGAGCACTGGTTCTTTCTGCTCTGTGCCTTGCAAAAACAAAGAGTGGTGTGAACTTGGAGAAGGATGCATCTACAAAATAGATATTGCTGAAAAAAACATTGAACCCATTGAAAAGTTTACAACAGATTCACCATTTTTATTCATTGCAGAGTCAGAAGATACTTGAGCTTGTTGACTGCACCTAAGATTTCATCACGAATGTTGAGTAAATCAGTATCAGTCAATTCAATTTCATTAACCAGAATGTCAGTAACTCTTTCTAAAGCTGTATTAATATCAACTTCATCCATATTTTTCAATACAATGGAGTCATTGAACATGATTCTGTCATAACGTCCTTGAAATGCTTCTACAAACTCATCCAACAATCCGCTCAATGAATCATAAAATTTACCAAATGCTTCATGCTGAGCAAACGAAGTGGTTTGCCAGTGAAAAATACGTATCTGCAACTGCAAATACATCAACCGAGTTACAACATCAGAGATAGTCATATTTTTATTTATGCAAAAACCAACATTGATAGTAAGCTGCACCACAAAAAAGCATTTTCAAGATACACTGCTGCATCAAAGCTTGAGTAAAATCCAAACACTAACTGACTTTGACACACAATGGTATTGTGAGAATCAAATGGGTCTCAGCAAAATGTACAATGCAGCATTCAAAGACCATGCTAAAAATTATGAACGCATTGTGTATATTCATGATGATGTTGCATTGGATGATGCTATGCTGGACAGCAAGCTGGATGATGCCATGAACAATTTGAATTATGACATTGTTGGACTTGCAGGTGGACTCAATCCTACCATTCAACACCCTGCACTGTGGCACATAATGAGCAAAAGAGAACATCAACGAGGATATGCAGGACATTTAGCTCATGATGGTACTAAATTTATGACAGGGTTTGGAACAACACCTGCAAGGGTAGCAATTGTTGATGGATTGTTTGTTGCAGTCAATGTTGCAGCAGCAATGCAAAAGAATTGGCAGTGGAATGAAAACTTTGACTTTCATCATTATGACATTGCATCTTGCATTGATGCAAACAAATGTAGTATGAGAGTTGGAGTGTATCCCATCAATGTATTTCATCAATCACCAGGATTATTGAGCTTGGATGATGTTAAATGGTCTGCAAGCAATAAAAAGTTTTTGCAATTGTACTTTCAGCAATAATAATATAATATGAAATTGGACTTAGATTGGATGGAAAAGGTAATTGCTTTCAAAAGCATTACAGATGATGAGTACTTGGCAAGTGTCATTGATTATGTCAAGCCATCATACTTTTCAGATGCAAACTTGAGACTTGTATTTGAGATTGTGTGCAGCTTTTATGAAAAACGCAAAAGCATTCCAACAACTACTGAAATCAAAAGTTATTTGTCAACAGATGCTGACAAACAGAAGTTTAAAAATGCAGTCAACAGCATTTCCAGTATTGACAAAGCTCTCAACAGAGAAGAATTATATGAAAATACAGAACGGTTTTTGAAAGAGCGAGGCATCTATGAAGCAATGATGGCTGTAGCTCAAGATGTTGGAGCTGGCAACATTGATACCAGTTTGATTCTTGACAAGTTTGAAAAATCATGCAATGTGAGTTTGATTCCAGATTTAGGATTGGATCTACTCAAAGACTTCAGCAAAGTTGAGCAAGAGTTAATGAATCCAGAGCCAACTATACCCACTGGCTTCAAGTGGCTGGATGAAAAGCTGGGAGGAGGGTTGCAAAGAAATGGCCGCGCCATGTATGTGTTTGCAGGTCAAACCAACATTGGCAAAAGCATCATTCTTGGCAACATTGCTTGCAATGTGGCACTGCAAGGCAAGAATGTAGTAGTCATCTCACTTGAAATGTCTGAGACCATGTATGCCAAACGGCTGACTGCCAACTTGACTAAAATAGGCATCAATTCTCTTGCCAAAGACATTGACATTGTGCGTGCTCAAATGGATAACCTCAAAGAATTCAACAGCAATTGCAAAGTATTCATCAAAGAGTTTCCTCCAAGCACCATGACTCCCAGAGCCTTGGAAGTATACTTGCGCAAATTGCAAAAGCGCAACATCAAGATTGATTTGATTGTGTTGGATTACTTGAATCTGTTGACTACTACCAAAGGCAACAACAGTTATGAACGCATCAAATACATTGCAGAAGAAACCCGAGCAATGACTTATGCATTCAACTGCCCATTGGTTACTGTTACTCAAACCAACAGAAGTGGTACCAATGTCAATGAGCCAGACTTGACAACTGTCAGTGAAAGTTATGCGTTGGGTGCTACATCTGACTTTGTAGGAAGTTTGTGGCAGGGAGATGGTGACAAAGAACTGGGCATCATGCGCGCATCATTGCTCAAAAATCGCTTTGGCATCAACTCTGGAAGCAATGCATTCAAGATTGACTATTCTACATTGACATTGAGTGAAGATGAACAACTCAACAGCATGACTCAAGATTCTGAAGATGCTGCAAACTCATTACGCATGCTGTCTCATTGATTAAATACATACAATCAAATGACAGCAAGTAAATTATCACTTTTAAATGTATCTGCACAGAATATATTTTTTTATGTAGATTATATGAATGATTTACCTGCTGCATCATCATCCAATTCAAGAACCATCATGCAGCTGGAAGCAAGTTTATACCGCTGTAGTACTTTGATTGCAGATGCACTGCAATAGTTGAGTTTTGCGTTGATACTCATAAATTAACGATAATGTCTAAGCAAACTATAGTATGGACAGATGCAGATCTGGATGGAGCAGCATCGTTTTTGGTGTTGAGTTGGTATAAACCAGGCATCAACTTGATTCCACGCATATGCACTGGTGCAAAATTACGTGAATGTTATCTTGCATGGCTGCAAACCAACAAAGCATCTGATTATGAGAAGATTTACATCTTGGACTTGGATACAACAGACATTGCGGATTTGGTTGACAATGCCAATGTTGTAATTTTTGATCATCACAAAACTCATGTTGATCAAGCTGCCAATTACAAAAATTGCAAAGCCATTGTCAAAGACTGCAAATCAACAGCGCAGTTGATTCATGAAACATTCAAAACCAAAAAAGATTTTCTTACTACTCAGCAGAAAATGCTCATTGCATTGACCAGTGATTTTGACAGTGGTACCAACAGTCTCAAACAATCACAAGATCTCAACAACATTTTTTGGACCCTGCAAGGCAACAGAGTCATTGAATTTAGCAAACAGTTTCAAAAAGGTTTCAATGGCTTTTCACCGCAGCATCAAGCTGCATTAGCAATTCATGCCAGCAAAGTAAAAAACATCATCAATGACTTGAAGCTATACCAAGGCAAAATCAATCAACACAAATGCATTGCAACATTTTGTACAACATGTCACTCTGAAGTTGCACAGCATGTGTTTAATACTACTGATGCTGACATTTTGATGATGGTCAATGTAGACAGAGAGACTGTTTCATTTAGATGCAGCAAAACATGCACAGCTGATGTATCTTTGCTGGCTCAAAAATTGTGTGAAGGTGGAGGTCATGCGCAAGCTGCTGGTGGCAAATTGACACAGACCTTTATAAATTTTACCCAGACATTGCAACCAGTATGAATTTATTTGAGCAACATGAAACTGAGTATTACCTGCTAGCATTTTGCAGCTTCTTGACAATCTTGCATGGCAAAAAGTTGAACCTTCCCAACATCTTTTTACTACTGTTAAAAAACAAAAAATACAGGGAAATTTTCAAGACCATGCTGGACCTTGAAACTGATTACCAAATTTTTAAAATCTTTGTTGACTACGAGCCAAATCTTTGCAAGAGCAAATACATTTCAAAATATCTCAACTCCATCAAAACAGGGTTGAAATGAGTAGCATTATTCATTTTCTGCATTATAGTTAATTATGCAATTGAATGAGTTTGAAAAAAAGATATACAATCAATATCTTTACGCCAGCAGGACACACAACAACAAACCATTCTCACCACGCAAGCAGTTTGATGACTTGGACAGTGAAAACGTTGTAGCATGCAAACAAATAGCAATGTTGCTGCAAAAATTTCCCAACATCAACATCAAAGACTTTTTTGATGCACCATTTAAAATGCAAGAAGGTGGTCACATCAAATTGCCATTTTACAAGAGCATGCGAGCCATCAAGTTGTTTTCTCTTTACAATTATGAGCAAATGATGAGTGCAGATAGTCAATGGAATTTGGATAAAATCAAAGAATCAATGATTTTTATCTATAAATTTTGTAAGATGAATAACATTGAGTTTCAACATTATATGCATGCTAAAACACCTGCAAACATTGCATGGTTTGTGTTGCATTTGCAACAGTTTAGCATAAATATATATGCTCTGCTTGCATTTCCAGATGCTGATAAACAACTCAATGGCAGTGCACAACACCTAGATGAAATCATCGGCAATAATCTTAGCAAAAAACTAAGCACATACATATCCAAATTCATTACATCCAACAAATGTAAAGACAATGCAAGACAAGCATATCAAAAAATAACAACAACAAACCTAGCAAAACAAACAACATAAACTATAATATCAATATGAAATTCAACTCATCCATGTTCGAAAGCATCAAAGATGCACTTAACAAGCAAAAGAATACCAAGAGCGCAACCAAAGACATTTTGACTCTTGAAAAAGACAAGACATATCTTGTAAGACTTTTGCCCAACGTCGCAGATCCAGAAAATACTCTGCTTCATTACTACACTTTTGGCTGGAACAGCTTCAGTACTGGTGGCTATGTCCAAGCTGTATCACCAACTTCTTGGGGTGAACGTGATCCCATTGCAGAAGAACGCATTCGTGCATATCGTGCAGGTTCTGATGCTGACAAAGAGAAAATCAAGAACGTCAAACGCGCTGAAAAGTGGTTGGCAAATGTGTACGTCATCAATGACCCCACCAATCCTGACAACAATGGCAAAGTCAAGCTGTTGAGGTTCGGCAAGCAATTGCATAACATCATTGACAGTGCCATCAATGGAGAAGATGCTGATGAATTTGGCATCAAGGTGTTTGACTTGTCACCAAATGGTGTCAACTTGAAGATCAAAGTTGATGACCAAGGTGGTTATGCAAACTATACAGCCAGCCGCTTTACATCTTCTGTTGATCTCAAGCTGAGTGCTGACCAAATTGATAAACTGTACGAGAGTACAACTGAACTCAAGAGCGTCTTGACTGTCAAGTCTTATGACGAGCTCAAAAAGATGTTGGATGAACATTATTTCGCCAACAAAAGTGCATCTCCTTCAACAGAATCATTTGCATCTTCCGCACCTGTTCATAACTACGTGCAACCACCTGCAGAAGACTCTGACTCACCGCCAGCATTTGACGATGACGATGATGCCAAGATGCGGGCTCTCTTGGAAGGCATTTAAAGCATGGAACCGCAACAAATTGAACAGCACCGCGCCCTTTTGGGTCTCTTGGGACACACTTACGGGCAAATGAAAGAAATTGATACTCACATTGCTGCAGCTGGTAGCAATGCCAAATTTGCAGGGCGCAGTGAAGCCCTCAAACGTCAATTTGAAACATTGGCTACAACTCCAATTGTTGCGCAACCTCCACAACCAAACTATGACTCTGAACTGGAATTACCGCCAGTTCAGAGTCCTGTTTTTGCTCAACCGCAAGCAATGCCTGTACAGGTGCAGCCCATTCATCATGCTGCACCTGCACCAACACTAACTGCACCAGATGAATTTCAGCTTGAATTCAATTTTAAACAAGCTGAAAAGAATGTATTGCAAGATATATACAACGTCTTGTATGACATCAAAAAAATCCTGCTGGAAAATAAAAAGACACAGCCAGCACCCAAGAAGAAAATCAGTGATTGTATTTTGTGTGGAACCAAAGCAACAGTTTCAACACTTGCTAACAATGCATTTGAAGTTCGTTGTACCAACTGCAATGCCAGCACCACACAAGAGCATGCAACAGCTAAAAATGCAGTTAAAGAGTGGAATAAAGACAATCAGTGATATATTAATATCATGAGCCAACTTATACTGCCAGAGAGCTTTGTGCAATTTCTCAAAGCTGTCAATAAAATTAATGATGCAGCTATCTTATCAACAACAGCAGATGCTTTATCATGTCTCATAGGGACACCTGACAATACCTGCTTTTTGTATGGTAGTATGCCGTGCAAGTCAGAGTATTCTGGCTTTCTCAACATGCCTAGTCTAGCAAAGCTTACCAGAGCACTGGATCATGTCAATAATGAATTTGCTTTCAAGGTAAATAACAACAACTTGGAATACAAATCACCCATGGTTCGATTTAAATATCATTTGCTCGACAATGGAATCCTTTCACAGCCGCTCATCAACATCAAAAAGATTCAGTCTTTTGAATATGATATTTCTTTCACCATGGGGTGCCAAACTCTTACTGATCTGTGCAAAGCTAGTTCGTTTGCAAATGACTCTAATAAACTTTATTTGAGCTGTGATGGCAAACTGCTGCATGGTGAATTAACAGACAAGTCAAGGCACAACATTGACAGCATTGAATTGGTGCTTGGTGAATTTTCCAAGCCATTTGATGCTGTGCCCATCAACCTTGACTTCATCAGAAGCTTGAGCTATACCAACAATAGTAATATAACAGTGCGTGTCAACGAACAACATGGCGTTGTATGCATTGATATTTTCAATGATAACTATAAATTGAAGTATATTACATCTGCATTTACATCATGAACAAAAACGCACGCAACAAAATCAGCACTGCAGGATATTTCATCAAGAGACTCAAAGACAATGGTTTCATCACCCATCGCATCTTTTCATCTTATGCAGAGAGTGATCCTCGCCGTTGGACAATTCTCATTGAACCTGGAGCATTTAGTGTGTATGTGACATGTTATGAAAACAAAGACACATTCAAGGAAATCTTATTTGAAATCAATGATGGTGGCAAAAACTTTCCAAAAAACTTCTCCATCAAAACATCCAGCATTGAAGTGATTATTACAACACTGTTGTCACGTGGTGTTGTACCTTCAGTGGTAAAGACTAAAGAACAACATGAGTAATAGTTTGTCTGATGCATTGAGTTCTGACAATTCTAGGAAGAACAAGACATCAAAACCAAAAATTGATAAAGAAGCATCAAATATTATAAAAGATGCTTTGCTCAACTACATCAAGACCAATTCAGGTAAATTTTATAAAGAAGATTGTGCAGCTGCAGCAGCTGCAACACTGCAAGAGTTTTTGCAAGCATTCATAATCATTGGTTATGATTTCCAAGGAACACACATTAAAATCATACAAGCACACAATGGTCAAGAAGCAGATGCACTGTCATTTGCAATGCAAAAATTCATGATGAGCAGCAATTCTGCTTTTTATAACGATGATTGATGCATGTTTAAATTCATTACATCACTTTTTCAAAAACAGCCAGTGGTTCATCCGCATTATTCTGCATCATATGCAGTAACATGTGGTGTGTTTGTAGGTGAAATTCTGATTTATGTGCGCAGCTCAATGACACATCACTGCTTTTTGAGCATACCCAACATGGTCAACAGAAATATTCCCAAGGAAAAGTTTGATTTTGGTTTAAAGAATGGTATATTGGAACATGTAAAGAGTTTGCCCAAGGACGTCTTTGCTACAGTTGAACAACAATACCAAAAAAATGAATCTTCTAATTGACGCCAGCAACATTATTCATCGCTCTTTTCACATGTCTCAAAAGAGGTATGAACAAGACAGCAACATGCAAGTGTTGCTTTTTTTGCGGTCTCTCAAAAGTTACATTGACATGTTCAAGCCAACAGCAGTATATTGTGCATGGGATGCAATGTTGGATCATACACAAAAAAGTTTTCGCAAACAAATTGCGTCAGAAACCTATAAAATAAATAGAGATAAAACCATTGGAGCTGCAGTATATGAAAAGTCTGACGAAATTAAAATGTTGGTTGATCATTTGGGTGTATACAATATCTACCCATTCTGTTTGGAGGCTGATGACGTCATTGCTTTCTTAACACGTCAACTGCCTGGCAAGAAGATGATTGTATCATCTGATAGAGATTTGCTGCAACTGGTCAGCAATGATGTTCACATGTACAGTCTTGCTAAAAAAGTTGTAGTTACACCCAACAACTTTGAAGAATTTACAGGCATTGCTCGTGAATCCTTTTTGATGTTCAAGTGTTTGGTGGGAGATGCATCTGACAACATTGCCAAAGTAACAACTCCCAGCAAAGCCAAGAAAATTGCTACAGGCATTGCAGATATGTCACAAATCTTGAATCAAGATCAAGTGTTGCAATATCATCACAATGACAAAATGATGAACTTGCATGAATCTTACAACCATCAACCCAATGAACTGTCACGCATGCAGCAGCAGTTGCAACAGCTTGATCGTGTTCCAAATTTCGATGCATTCATTGATGCATGCAAGCAGCTGAATCTGAATACCATTGTTGATAATGCAGCAAGCTGGAGAAAAACTTTTTTTGGTCAACAAAACATGACTAATCTCATTAAGTTGCTAGGTTTGAATAAATAACATTATGAATTACGTACGTCCAGTCAAAATGGTTTCCCCAACCGGCCAAATGTCTACACCTAAAATTGTAGAAAAACAAGTTGGTCAACAGATCCATGTGGAAGCTCACTGGTATGATCCTGCCAGCGGCGCTTTCTTTCACAGGGGTTTAGTTGAAATTAAACAAGTTGAACAACCGAATAAGTAATATATGTTAAGAGGTGCAATTGCCTCAACATTACATAGTTACCAAGTTCTATCAATACGCAGGAGCCCCCAAGTATAATAGGTTGACAAAAACCTATCAGGGCTCCTGTCCTATTTGTAGAGAAGGCAAGAGTTGGTTGCGCAAAAAGCGACTGTATTATATTCCTGACAAAGAAAGCATCTTTTGTCACAATTGTGGATGGAGCAGCAAGCCTCTCAAATGGTTGTTGCAAGTGTCTGGTATGACCAAACACGAGATTCAAAATGATAGTGAATCATTTGATACTGTTGACATCAACAGTGCGCCCAAGCAGCAAGAAAAGGTGCAAGTGCCATCATTGCCAGGAGAGTGCATCAATTTGATGCAGTCCAATCAAGTTGAATTCTACAAAGACAACAAGACTGTGCAGCAAGTTTATAATTATGCTGTATCTCGTGGTCTCATGAGTGCAATCAACAAACCAACTGCACTGTATGCATGTCTCAAAGATGAGACTCACAAAGGCAGGCTCATTTTACCTTTTTTTGATGCATCTGGCAAGATAGTTTATTATCAATCTCGCAGCGTTGAAGCAAATGATGAACGACCCAAGTACATGAGCAAGATTCATGGTGATCGAGCCATCTTCAACTTCAACAACATTGATAGTGCATGCAATGATGTATTTGTATTTGAAGGGCCCATTGACTGCTGCTTTGTTAAAAATGGCATAGCTGTAGCAGGCATCCAAGAAAAGAGCATGCAATTGTATTCATCACGTCAGCAAATGCAGATCAACAGCATCAGCGGATTTTACAATTTTATTTGGGTGCTTGACTCGCAATGGCTAGACAGTGCCAGCAGGCTCAAGACTCAAAAACTCATTGATGCAGGTGAAACTGTTTTCATCTGGCCCAAGAACATTGGTACTGTATGCAAAGATTTCAATGATGTTGCGCTCAAATACGGCATCAACAGCATTTCACACAATTTTATCAAGCAACATTGTGCCAAAGGTCTTCAAGCAGAGATTATGCTCAAGACCATCAACTAATTATACGTACTTGTAAGAAGGATTGTTGCTGGTAGCTCTGTATCCAGCAAATGACTGCTGCAAGCCAGCAAGTTCTTCAGCTACACGAGCAATGCGCTTGCTCTCGCCTTTTTTGATTTTGTCAAACAGTGTATCAGGAATGGCTTTGGATAAAACGTTTTGAATTGATTCACCATTGGGACTGTTGAGATATTCAACCATCTCACCTACTTGAGCCATCCACTCTTCCAGACGTGCATTCATTGCTTGCTGCTGTTTTGCAGACATCTCCACTGCTTGTTGATTCATATCAGCACCAAGTTCAGATACTTGTGCACCATCACCAAGTTGAGATTGAGCAGCTTGTGCATCGGTCATTTGTTCTGGTGCATCAGCAGGTTCACCAGTTTGTTGTTGGTCCTGTTCTAAAACAACTCTGAACATTTTTGCGAAGATTCTATTTGACATATGCTTATTTATATTTATGCGGTAGAATAAATAAAAGAACATGGATCAGTCAATAAAAGATTACAACCGCCAGGTATCTGGTCAAACAAAAATGGCTGGCGTTCGTGATGGTTCCTTGAAACCGTTGGAATACAGAGATTTTGATGGCAGCAAACTAGATACGCCTGCTAGCAATCCAGTAACTGCATTTGAACTACAAAATTTACACGAATTCATTGGAAATACATACATCAATGCTGCAAATGCCAAAAGCAGCCTCAGAGCATCACTCAGCAATCCAGCTCTCAAAGACTCTCAAAAAAGAACAGTCAAGATCATGTTGCATCAAATCAACAAAATTTTAGACATCATTGCTGGTCCCAATGACTCCAACACTCCTAATGATTCTATCAGCTTGAGAAAGTTATTAGACAGAATCACTATATCTGGATAATTTAATGCAACAGAATAACTACTGGCATGAAAAGTATGTTAGTGCCCATTGTGGTTACTGTATTAATTAGTGCCTTTGTCGGTTTATGCACTTTAAATTCACCATTGGGATTCCCTGGAGGCTTTGGGTTGTCCCTTGTTTTACACTTTGTGCTTGGTGGCATTTTCAATACCTATTTGCAATACAGGAGCCAAAAGGAATTTGAGCAGATTGCAAATGATAGAATAACTGAGATCAACAAGCAAACCATGAAGCTTGCTTGTCCATGCGAGCGCAACATTGAACAAACTGTGCCACTATTCTTCAACAGACAAAACTATTACAATTGTGCCATGTGTGACAAATTGATCAATTGCAAAGTATCAGTGAGCACCATTTTACCTACACAAATACTTGATTTGGATGCATCTCACAGTGACTTGGTACAGCAAATGCAGCAAAAAGTCATTGAAAATAAAGTAAATGAATAATCCACCATACAATCAGCTGCAAAATATAAATCACAACATAGATGTGACACAAAGTCATTTATACAATGCAGCAACAACTGTTGCAAGTTCCATTACGCAGCCATTGCCTGCTGCTGAACCTCAAATTAATTCTAGTTTACATGATTTAATGCAGTGGGCCAGAATCAACAACGTAGAAACTCCATTCAACATTGGCAGACTGTATGGCAAAACGCAGTCCATTGAAAATCTGTATGCAGCAATCATTGAAGGCATTAAAAGCAAAGAAAATGATCCAATATTCAATGAAAAAGCTACACTTTTGCTCAAAGTTTTGCAAACAGCATGGCAGTTTTTCGTTGCAAGTCATGGGAAACAGTTGTCAGAACCTGAAATCTTGGCTATAATGTCAGGGTATATAACATCAGGCTATGAAAAACAAAAATCAAAATAAACAGTCCGTCAAGTCCACTACTAGTCAAAGCATCAACATGTCCATGGAAGAAAAGGCCCGCTGGATGTGTCTGGCAGAAGCAATTTCAGTTGTAGATCAGAAGATGACAGACATGCAAGTGGATCCAGATGAAGTAGATTGGGTAAATCCCATTGCATTTGGCAAATACATCAAAGAGAGATATCATTCTATGTTGTACGATCTCAAATGCGAGATTGCACTTGAGAATGCAAGAGCAACAATTACAAATTAATTGATACCTTGATAGGCAAAGATACAGCGTTGCTGCCAACAGCTGCGTTGGTCATTTGATTTATTCCCAATGAAAAACCTGCATTGCTTCCAAATGCGTATATATCATACAGTGTTTTATCAGGTGAGTCAGTTGTCAGTAAATAAATACTTGGTGCATTTGTAACAGTTAAATCATCATCACCATCATCTGAGGTACTATACAAAAATGCACTATAGTTGACATCAATTGCAGATACACCTGTAGGTAAATTAACTTGTAACCATGTACTTGATCCTGCACCTGTTGATGTAATTGTTCCTTGACCATTGGCACCAAATTTATTGCTGCCAGTTGCAAGTACCTTTCCATCTGTAGTAATAGCAACAGCAGCAGGGTTGGAAGCATTTATATTTGCAGTTGCATTTAGAATTTTCTTGATGTTATAAGCAGATAAAGATGGTATAATGCTAGCAGAAGTAACAAAGGTACCAGAGCCTGGCAATCCAATGTTTTTTCTCCAACCCCAGCCCCATGTACGACCATTATCTTCTACTGCCAAAACTCCTCCTGACCAACTGGGGTAAATTGCTTTGAAATTGCCCATGAGTGGCGCACCAGCAGCAGACAATACAGGTCTAAAAGTAGATAAAGTATTGCCTTGAGTCAACTGTGCACACTGACCATACCAATTGTAACCAGTGGCCCAAATTCTACCTGCTGTAAGTGCATAAGTAGTTGCCACAGAATAATTGGTAATAACAGTAGCTCTTTCACTGCTTACATTGTATGCACCAATGGAACCACCTCCAATAGCACCACTTATGTAAAGTCGATCTGCTTGCATACCTATTATAGGTGATCCATTCAATGGAGTAAAATAACAAGCACTAAATGTAACAGCACCTGTGGTGTTGCTGTTCAATGCCATAAATTTGGCATATGAGCTGCCATTGTCAAGTCCAGGCTGAAAACCTCCTGCCCAATTATTAACTGTCGTATTAGTAATTCCATTGCCACGAACATGCACTTTGTTGCTGGAATCAATGACAAACATTGCACAATTTGCAGGTAAAACCTGCTTCAATGTATTTTGGCCCAAGCTGCCACCACTCAAAACAGCAGGATATGCTACAGCATCGACAGTTGCATCTAAAATTTGATTAAAGTTATTTGAACCCCATGCATACCCTCTGCCATTGGTATCAATTACTGCAACTTGACCACGAGGTCTTGTAAAACCTCCTGTTACTTCTGTTGCTGCAATTTGTATTGCAGATGCACCACCAAAAGTAGAATTGGAAATTTTTTGCCATGTTTCAAAATAAGGTGTTGTAGTATTATTAATACCTAGAAATCCATTTGATACAATACTAACTTCAGGATGATTCATTGAATTCTGCCCTGTACTGTAAACGTTACCTTTGTTGGTCATCAAGAAAGAAGCAGCACCAATTCCAACTGCACTTACTGCATATTCATTGGTTTCCATCTGAATTGGAACAATAGTATTTAAAAATGCATTGTATGTTGTACTGTATGCTTGACCAGTTCCACCACCACCAAACAGAGGATTAAAATTGCCTGTATTTACATAATTTCCATCTCTGCCGCTCATTCTCAGGCGATTGAGACCATCCAAATAGAAAAATTTGCCACGAGTTCCCTGACTTACTGCACCACCTTCAAAAGGAAATCCATACAAAAATCTAGATGCTTTGGCTCCACGAATCAATTCAACAGCAGCTGCTGTACTAGCAGCAAACAAAGAGTCAACGTATTGCTTATTTGCTACTTCAACAGATCTTATTGGAACTGCTACAGACAGGAACCCTGTCATAGTACCGCCACTCAATGGTACACGCAATGCATCAGCACTGTCAACATATCCTTTGGTAGCTGTATGCAATGGTGAAGTAGGATCTGCATTGGCTGTTATGTATCCAGTCATGGTACCACCTGCCAATGGCAACCTCAAACCAATTTGAGTGAATACATTGCTGCTGAGAATTTGTGTAGCAGCGCTCAAAGGTGGTGTAATTACACTGCTAGCAAAGTTAACTATGCTGTTGATGTCTGTTCTGAATGTATCAGCATTTTGATACACAGGTGTCAGCTCTGTACCAACAAGGTTGTTAGCTGCGCTGAGTTGATTGATTGTTACAAGAGGTGTAGACATAATTTTATTTATGCAATGCTGGTTTTGATGGGTGTAGAAATAACATCATTAGTATAAGCATTGCCAATGCCATACTGTACTGGTAAACCACACTCTCCATATCCATTGTATCCCCAACTGTATAATTCACCAGAAGTTGTATAAGCATGCACATGAGGTTCATTGTTTGCCAAATTATCTGCTTTGGAACACATCACAATGTAATCACTCCAAACAACATTGTTGGGAGCTATAACCATTGCAAAGCCATCTTTTGTTGTGAGTGTACCATTGCCACAAGCGCCAAAAGTATTTGATCCAGCAGAATACAAATTGCCAAGTATATCCTGTGCAATACACACAGAAAGATCAAAATTAGAATTGCATGCTTTGAGTTGCACAATGTTTTTTTCAGCCAATGATGCCACTGGTATCGCTGCTTTGAGAAATTTAGATCTGGATGCAATGCTTCTGGCATGCCCACTTGCTAATCTATTGTAACCACCACTGTATACTTTACCACTGTTGGTAACAACATATACTGTTGTAGCATTGCCAGCATTGTTGGTACCTGCAATGGCTTTTACAAATGCAACATCATCAGCAAATCTCTGTCTTACAGCATTTCCATCTATGTCAACACCTTGCCAATTGGCACTTGGTAAATTTTTTAGATGTATTAGCATTGAGACCATTGAGCAACTGACCATTAACATTTGCACCTGCCGCATACAGTTGACCTGCAGTAATAGCATACACATTGGAGCTGCCGCAGCCATAAATTGCATCAGCAGTCATATTGATTTCTGCAGAACCTGAAACAATGACTTTGCATGCGCTGAAGCTTGTAGATGTTCCATTGGTAGTTGTACCAATGGGCAATATTGCATTGCCATTGCCCACTGCATGCACTTGATTATTTACATCAATTACAGCTGAAAACTGAGCAAGTGCATTGCCTCTGCCAGTCAACATTGCGTCTTTAATTTTAACATTTTTAATGGATCCACCATGTGGATTGGATGGAGTATTGATGAGTCTTGGAGTTGTGTAAGATGCTGATGCTGACAATGACAACTGATAATTGTCATTGGCGCCCCACCCATATAAATCTCCACTTAAAGTGATTGCCAAGATGCCTGTTCTGCTGCCTAATGAGTTTGAAGCATCAGATAGTAAAATTTTTACAACTGGTACATTGCCGAAATATGCAGGATTAATTATGCCCCATGTGAGTCTTTTAACAGTAGTACCATTGCCCAACTGTCCATCTGTGTTTGAACCAGTTGTATAAACATATCCATAATTGGATAAAATTATGCTAAAATTTGCATCACCAGCTGCACTGATAGCATACTCGCCACTGGAAACAAACGGTACAGTACAAACAACAGCATCTGCAAATCTTTGATTGAATGGACCAGTTCCGCCACCAGCATACAAATCACCATCAGAACCTATAAATTTAAGCCTGTTGCTGTTGTCTACCACAAAAAACTTTCCTGCAAAACCAGCATCTACTGCTTGATTTCTTTCACTGAATGCAAATCTTGATACTTTGAACCCGCTGAAATTGACACCAATGATGTAATCAATGTTGTTATCTCTTGTATTAACATATTGTTTACGAGCCACCTCTACATTTGTATTAGGATCAGCATGAGCTGACAAAAACCCTGTCAATGCATCACCTGCAACAGCAACACGAAGTTCATCTGCATCATCTACATACCTTTTACTAGCTATGTGCAATGCATCCAATGGCTCAACTGTATGCAGCGATAAAAAATTAGTCAACTTACCACCTGATAATGGCATCAATGCACTAATTGCAGGGTATGCAGTTGAACTCAAACTATCCAATTGTGCAGACAAAGGAGGATTGATGGTGTTGCGCATCAATGCATTGACTGTTGATAGACGCACTGCAAACGAATCAATGCCTTTATGAATTGCCAACTGACTGCTGAGAGCCAATGTTTGTGCATTGGGCAAATTTTCAATGGTTGTATAAATTCTGTTGGGCATAATTAGTCGGTTATGGTGTTATCATAAGTAATAGCTTGTTGCTCGCTAGTACTATTGGTTACAAATGCAGACAATGCAAATGTCGGCGCAATGTAAGATGCAGATGCAGCAATAGCAGTGAGTGAAAGATTACCAATATTAGCAGCACCTGGTCCATCAATGTCTGGTTTTGTGGCTGAACCAACTGGTACAAAGCTAAGCGACACTGGATTAACAAACGGCAAAGAAAGAACTTGCAGTGGTTCAACAAGTGCTACAGAAGTAGGTGTAACATCTGCACCTTGAACATGATAACGCTGCACATCAAATCGTGCTGGAGCAACATCATTGTTGACCAAGGGAGAAGCATAAACAATACCAACTTTGCATTGATCCAGCAATGCAGGCTGTAAATTAACACTTATATTAGCTAAATCTATGTAATCATTTTGTGAATCCAACGTACTTACAATGAGATTGTTTCCGCCATTGGTGAGTCTGAACCGCAGAGTTTTAAATTGCTGCACTGTTGTTGACATGTTGTATTCAACAGGTACAGAATCAATGATGAAAAAGTCTTTGTCTCTGATGGTTATGTATGTACCACGTGATAAAACATCAACATTGAGACCACTGGCTGAGTCTCCATTGGTATACAAGTCAGCAGTTCCAGGAATCAATGCATCTGTAAGTGCATAAGCACCTAAACTATCAATGGCAATGGTCAAAATGGTGTTGTTGATACCATCTTTGGTGATGCCACTGTAGTCAATGCTGGGTGAGCATCCCATGGCTTTGCCAGGACCACCTTGCAATCCACTTGTATCAGTCATTGTACTTGTGTACAATGCAGTGCAAATGCCTGCCTGTGCACCAGACTGTCCACAAATGCTGTATTGCAAAGACCATGTCAAATCATTGACGTAGTAGTAACTGTTGCCATTGGTGAAGCCACCTAAAACTATGCTGGAGAGTGGTAAACTCATGCTGTTATTTATAACACAACAGCAGTTGTTCCTGGTGTTGTTGAAAATGCAATGTTGTTGTAAACTGCATCAACTACAGTTATTAAACCTTGTTGAATGTTGTAGATCTTTTCAAATGCTCTGTTGAGTGCATCTGTATTTTCCATGCATTCATTTTCATGTACAAACATGTTTTGTTTGTAATCTACACGCAAAACATCAACTTCAGCATCTGACAATGCTGCATAGTTGTCAGCTACAACATTGTTTGCAACATCAAACTTGATGGCAAACTTGCCACGAATGAGATTTCTCAGTGTGAAGATGTTGTATGTCATTTTAAATAGCTCTTTGTTAATGACAAATGCTTGCAAAAATTCACTGTCATTGATGCCAAAGTTTTCAAGTGTATAAAAGCTAACAACTCTATCAGCAACAACACTGTTCAAGGAAACTCTGTCCTGTACAAACCATACTCTGTCCACTGGACCAGTGTAATTGGCTGACAATGTACATCCATATGCAAAGACTATGTCATAATTATTGTTGCTGGGTATAATGGTTGCATCAATGTAGCCTGCATCTGGTTGTTGTCTGAGTTGAGCATTGCTTAAAACGTAAGGCAGCCATTTGCTGAAGGATTGCAATGTACTGAGATACACTTTATAGATGTATTGCTCTGCAACCATGTATAAAACATTGGAATCATTTTGTGAAAAGTACAATTCTTTGAATTTTTCCTTGCGCAAACCTTGAACCGAACCAGCTGAAGTTACATTTTGCGTCTCAACAATCTGCAAAGATGTATCATAGATGTTGATGAAGTATGATTCAGCAGATGCATCATATATCAACACAAAAATCAGTTGTTGTGGCTCATAATAAGCAATGCTTTGTGTATAATAATTGGTGTTGCGGGGGTATGACAGCGTTCTTTGATGAATAAAGTTGGTATCATACACCTTGATGCACCTGTTGCCTGCATCACATACAAAGACTCTTTGCAATGCATCAAATGCATACACTTTGTCTGGTGCATTAAATTTAGATATATCAGTCAAAGTACCAATGCCACCAATGGATTCTACAAATACACGTTTAAAATCAGGTAATCTGTCTTGATTGAGCAAGTCTGCTATATTGTATTTGTAAATCTGATTGTTGCCTTGATCACAAACAAACAAAAAGTTGTTACACACTGCTATGCCTGTGATGTTCTTATACTTGTTGTCAATAACATCAATGTAATCATAAGACAATGCACCTTGAGCAGCTGGAATATTCTGCAAGTCAATTGTTGGATCTCCAACATCAATCAAATACAATGTGCTATTGACTGTGCTACTACCTGGAAATGCAGCAATTAATGCATATTTGTTGAGTTGTCTAGTGTATGCAACTGCAATGATCTTAGAAGATTGATTGAAACTGTCAATGCCAATGCCTGCAGGCAATGCTGCAAATGATACTGTTTTGTAGTTGGTTTGCCATGCAAAAGCACCTTGTCTAGTTGCAGCAACACTCACTGGATTGTAAGGATCAATGTTGTATGGTATGAAACATTTGGTGTATGTATACAAGAAGTTCTGATATATCTTGTATAATCTGTCATTGAACATACGAGCATTGAGTGTTTCACCTGGTGGCAATTCAATGTCTCTATAGTCATACGGCAAAGATAGTTTACTTGTAGGTATTCTGTCTTTAAAGAACTCTGACAATGCTACATCTGATCCAATTACATTGCTGGATTGCAGCAATTGTGAGTCAGAAGCATACAATCTGCCAGTGTATGCAGCGTTATCCTTGATGTTGTAATACCCAATGTATGCTGCATCATCCAAAGTAAACTCAGAACCAGCTGTAAATGCAAATTTGTTGATGTTGTAATCAGTCACATGTATATTTACTTAAAGTCAACAAATTCAACACCAGTTATATCCACAGTAGCAGGCAAAATTCTCTTGGACTCTGCAACTATTGCTGTTGTTATGCGGCTTTGCAAGTCAGAACTGTTGATATCCAAGTTTTTAACGTAAATCTTGACTTTGTTGCTTCTGAAACCAGGAGATCCTGCTGAAAACAGTTTGCTGATGCGGTCCAAGTTGTTGCGCTGCCCACCAGGCAGTTCAAACACAAGATTTTTTGATCTGTATGCTGCAAACATCAACATTCTGATGTCAGAAAAGTCAATGGGTCTGGAAAATAGTCTGAAATCCTTGATTCTGCAGTTGCTGGCATAAAATTTGTTGTTCTGTCTGAGAAAAGATGAGAGTTTGACACTGTTGCGTAAATAGCATGAGCCAATGGCAAAGCCATCATCCAAAATGCTGGAGACAGGCAAATTGATTTCAGAGAACTGCAGTGTGTTGGTCAAAATTCCATTGACATACAAGGCTAAGTTGCCATTGTATGCATCATACTGCAATGCAAAGTGATGAAAGCCACTGTTGAGCTTGGCAGCATCAAAATCAATGGTCAAATTGATGGAATTGCTGTAATTGAATACATCAATGTTTTGAATTGCAAAAGTCAATGTAGAAGCAGTTCTGTTTTTGTATTGTTGATTGACATGATTGAAGTTGGTCAAGTTATAAACAGCATAACCATTGTATGCAAAATTGGTATTGGCTTTGGCAACAATGGCACCAGTAGTTGCATTGAGTTTAGCCAAGTGCATGTTGTTTTGTGTATCAACAACCATGGCAATGATGCTGTGATTGTATGTATCATCAGTATAATCATAGTAGCTGTTGATGGCTCTCACTGTGCAATTATCATTTGTAACACCAGTTAATGTTTGTGTGAATACAAATGTTCTGTTTGCATCATATACAGTGACTTTGCTGTCATGTCCAATGTAAATGTTGCTTTGTGAGTCAGTTGCAAAAGCATTGATGGTGGATGAAACACCAGAAAACAATGTCTCAGTGTTGCGGTAATCATATGCAAGCTGAATGATGTTGGATCCTGACAAGGACAATATCTTTTCAGATGTATAAAATGTAGCTGCATCTGTATTGAATCCATACACAACTGCATCTTTAACAACCATGGAGTTGGCTCTGATGCTGGAAATTTGAGGTGAAACTGCATTGGTAGCAGGATCAATGATGTTGGTTCTGATGGTTTCAGACTGTCTGGTATAAATGTTGTACTTGACAACAGTCTGCCTGTCCCTCAACAACAAATACATGTGCTGCTTGTCTGTTGCAACATTGACAATGGTATCATTTGCAGGATTATCAATGCTGACCAATGTACCATCTGCATGCAATCTTGCTACAGTGCCATTGAGATGCACTGCAAATATATCATTAAGACCTTCAAACTGTACAATGGTGAATACATTGTTAGCAAATGATGCAGAAACAGGAGTAGTAGCAACCAGCTGCAAATCTGAATTGTAAAAGTTAACAGAAGAACGAGATTGAATGGTTATAAATGGTGTTACAACAGGATTTCTGATGATGCCAAAGCCATGATCAGTCAAGTTGCCAAGAATTTGATATGCATTGATTTGGCTCCAATCATCAGCACCCAACCAAAAACTCATGTTCATTTGCCCAACACCAGTAGTATCATTGTATTGTAGAATCTTAGCATCCACTTGACCATTGAATGTTGCATTGAGCAATCCATCTGCATCAATGGTTCCTACATCATTGGCATTTGCATCTCTGTAGATAATGTCTTGGTTGATGAGAGATGTAGTGTCAATGTTGCCTGCAACATGTTGTTTTGCATGATTGTTGCCAATGCGATTGTAAAAATACATCTCAGATGGCTCAAAAGCTACATCACTTATTTTGTCAAAGAATTCTATTCCTGAAACACTGGAAATGGTTGAAAATACAGCTGAGTTGTATGCAGGTGAATTGGCTTGCATTGCAATGCCAGCAGTAGTAATTTGTGGATTGTAATATCTATCCATCCAAATGGCAGGACTGTTGATGGATCCAGCTGATAACCAAGTGCACAAATACAAACCAAATGCATTGTCTGGATTGAAATAGTCTTTTTTGAATATTTTGTCAGCCAAGTAAGGATATGAAGCTCCCATGGCGCCGTTTTGTGATATACTGCTGTCATTGACATTCAATACACTGTAGGGATACATTGAATCTGCAGTGGAGAACAATGTATATTCATCTGGCTTGGCTACATAATCAATGCTGTAATATGTGTAGTTGACTGCTATCTCGCCTGCATTGTTTTCACAATCTACACCAGCAGCAAAACTGGTGTAGTCTCTGTATTGAACACCTGGCTGTGTTGCATTGAATAACTTGGTATAGTCACCTTTGTTGGCAATGTTGTCACGAGAAAGTTGATTTTTAAGCATCAACAAATTGGCTGGCAATGCATTGCCATGAATATTGCTATATTGGGCATCTACAATGAAGTTGTTGACCAGATTGGTTGCAGTTTTGGATGCATCCAAGTTGATCTCATTGAGATTGGAAATATCGTAACTGGTCCATGAAGCATCAACATTGTCAAAGCTCACATTGCTGATGTAGTTTCTGAATTCAAACACATTTTGTTGCATGTCTGGTGCTTGCGCAGTAGTCAGTGCACTTAGTTTGAATGTACCATCTGCTCCTGACACAGGAGCAATGATGAGCATTTGAGATGCAGTTGGTTTAAGCAACAACAATTTGTTGTTGGATATAAAATATCTGAAAATGGTTGCATCAATGGCTGATACACTCTGAACATCATCAAAATCCTGCCACGGTGCAACAGTTGCCGCTGCTGAGATGTCTGTTGTTACAGAATCTGTTGAATATACAGTAGTAAAAGCAACATCTTGTGTAGTAGTGACTGTCAAATAATAATGATTTGAGTTGTAAACATAAGAAATGCGTGCATAATTGCTGTCCAACAATTCAACATTGAAAAATTTTTGTGCTTCAGTTACAATTTGACCAGCTGTTATGCATGTTACACTGGTATATCTGTCAAACTTCTGACTGCTGGTTTCACCACTGTTGTTGAAATATACAAACAATGGTGCACCAATTGCATCTTTGTATTTGTTGCTTGCAAGTGTAGTAGTAATGCTTTTTTTGACTGAAGCATCCAACGTTGTTGTAGTCAAGATGTCATTGATGCGTTTTTGGCTGGTGAGAGTCAAAACAGAATAATCTCTGACGGTAGCATCATTTGCATCAGCTGCAACTGGACAATCAAAAATTTGAATGCCATGCTCTGTATTGTTGACTTGTTGAATGAATTCAACATCTGGGTCAAAAGCATAGCTGACACTCAAGCTGGTAACATTGGAACTAAACTGCAAATTTTGCATACGTTTATTTAATGATCAACTCACATGTACTGCAAAATTATGCAAGTTACTGTAATCATCGTAACACACAAGCAATGCATCATTGCTGCTGACTGGCAGTAGTTGTGTTGTAGTCAAATGCAGATGTCCGATTTCTTCATAATAACTGCTCTGCAGCATCCTCAAAGGCTGAACTACATTGACAACCGCAAGGTTGGTGTATACAACTTGAAATACTGCTGATAATTGTGTGATATAACTAGAGTATTGTGAATGATACACATGTGAAACACTGGTAACAGGTTGTACAAATGTTGATTTAGATACATCAGCGTTGTAAACTTGTTGTTGTCCATCACCATAAACAACAATGGTTTGAATGATGTCATTGCTGTCTGAGTCAAATGCTGTCAATACATAATTGATGGTAGTTGTTCCTTTGAGCTGCACTTGATCCAAATATACTGTTGCATTGGTAGTGCTGTCTACTGGAGAAAAGGTGATGGTTTTTGTTTGCATGTTACAAATATACTGAGAATAGGTTGTTGTTGATTGCAACAGATGCATCAGAGATTGAAGAACTCAGTGCTGAGAAAGATGAGAACATGGTGCTTTGCTGACTGTAGTAAAAGTTTTGTGTTTGTGCTGATGATGCAGGTTGAAACACAGAAAAGCTTTGAATAGTAGCTTGTGATGCTTCAACAGCAAATGTGCACACATTGAACATTGGCAACTCATTCAAATCATAGCCAATCCATGATGCAGCATATGCATTGTTGCGTGAATTGTATGCAACATTGACCAAAGATTGCTTGAATTGATAAACTGCAGAGCTTGGTGAAAACTGTGTAGTTATTGCTGCTTGACTGGTGCTGGGCAAAGGATAGATTCTGTTGAGCACGTTATCAGCAAGTCTGTATTGGTAAATCTTTGGATACACAGCAGGGGCATTGGTTGCAGATGTACTTGCAACTGTTGCAAGGTTTACAAAATACAAGCTGTTGTCTGCATTGTTTAAAAACACATTGGATACATGCTGATTGGTTGCATCATCATGCACAATGTATGTGTTGATGGTGTTGGGTGATGCAAAGTTACCATCAGCATCCAACTGTATCTTCTCCACAATCAAATAATTTTGAGTCTCAATGATGATGACATCATAAATGATGCGCATGGTATTGACACTGTTGTATATTTGAGCTCTAACAGCAGATGGATATTTGTTGAACAAATCGCCCATGACTGTTGCAACTCTGGTGATTTTTCCCGTTTTTGCACTCTTGACATACAACAACCCACCAATATTACTGATGTCATATGATGCTTGCGCTGAGACAACCTGCGGTGTGCTGAGTACAGATGCAACTGCAGTTGCTCCACTCAATGCAATGATGTTGGGTGTGTAATCAACAGCATCTTCAACCAGTGTTGCATAAGCACCTGCAGCCGCAGACACTGCATTGGTGTTGGTTTGAACTCTGTTGAATTTGGTCAAAGGTTTGAATACAGCATACTCATTGCCATAAACATCAATGCCATAATCTGATACAACACCTTGATTGACCAAAGAAGCAAATTCATTGTGATACGCAGACAAGTTGTTGACTGTCAAGTCAATGAAATCATTGGGTGTATTGTAGCCAAAAAAGTGTTGCACAAAAGGACCAACCACAGGGTCACCATAGGCTTCACCACTGTCTATGTATTTTGCATCATATATTTTGTTGGAATAGAAATCATATGGATGTTGCAATTGTCCATAATGCATGTTGGATACATTGCCTGCTATGGCTGGGTTTGGAAAGATGTATACCGTGTTGGGTGCAAGCATCTCTGCATTGACTCTGTAATCAAAAGATGCAGGCGTCATGGTGATGATGCCTTGACGAAAAGGCATGGATAAACATCCAATGGCTCTAGCAGACTTGTATTGATTTGCTTCTACGCTGGCTGTAGCAGCAAATCTCTTGTTCTGAAAGTTGGCTGCAGCATTGACAGCTCTGAACAGCACACCACTCTGCACTTGTGATGTTGTATTGCCGCATGACAAGTAATGAAAATCAACACCAATGTACTTTTCAATGAGTTTCTTTTTGAGATTCAGCAAGTTGGTTGCATCAGCAACATCAGTCTGCAATAATTTAGCTAAATCAGATGGTGAACAATTGGAACCCAACAATGTATCTACAGTGTAACCAATGTTGATGGTAAATAAAGGACCAAACTGCTGCAAATAAAATGACCTTTGCAAGATTTCACTGGCAATTTGACTGTTGATGTCCAAAAACAATCCTGCTGTGATGATGTTGGTGTTGGCTGTAAAGTATTTGGCACGCAGCCCTGTTGCATCTTGACTAGCTGCTGATGCTTGAGGATTTACATCAAAATAGCTGGTGTAAACATCATATTGAGACTCCACCTCTATTTGCAAATTGGCAGCAACTGTACTCAATGGAATTTGCAGAGAAAATGTATTGTCTTTGCCATCATCTCCAAACAAGTAATCCAAAATCAATTGGTAAACTTCTTTTTCAGTACCAATGGCTGAGCCACGAGACTTGTTTTTCTGATTGACAATGGCCAAATAATCTCTCTTTTGGGAGTAGTACAAGCAAATGTCTTTGAGCTTCTGCGCATAAAATGGCAATGCTACAGCTAAATCGCTGGTGTCATTGAAATCAATGTTGCTTAAAAATCTTCTCTCTTCAACTGTTGTAAATTTGAGAGCAATGTCTCTCAACAAGTTGATGTATATGTCTTTGATGTTTTCCTGAGCTTGTACTGCTGGTGTGCGATGAATAGCATACCAAGAACGCAAATATACATTGTAGTTGGCTGTTTGATTCTCTGGTGAAACACTCTCTCTTGAATACTGCAAATACTCAAACAATGAAAAGGGTTCAACAGCATCCAATGCATCATTTGTTGATGTTTCTGGATTGGTAATGGAGAAGCTGATGGGCGCAACTCCATATGTGAGCACTTGACTGTTGTTCATTGCTATTATTTAGCAAAAAACATCAGTTGCAGCAACTACTCTTGAGTGTCTTCTTGCTTTTCAGCATTGGCAGCACACTCTTCACACTCACTGCAGCAACAGCCTTAAGCAGCTGCCTGACAGTTGTGTTCTGATTCTACCAAGT